ACCTAAAGCAGATAGAGAAGAGGAAGTCGGAGATAGCGAAAGCAATCAAGCGGGATGGGAGAATATCCGCGGCACAAATTTGGGGCGGTTTGAGCGATGCCGTTGATTTCGCCAACAGGGCAGTAGAGAACAGTGCGAGGTTTGCGGCATATGTCACGTCACGAAAGAGCGGACGCAGTGTCGGACGATCAGTGTATGACGCAAAAGAGATTTCCGTCAATTTCAACAGAAAGGGGAGCGGCTCTAAATTTATGGGAGCGGAAGGACAGACCAAGGCAGGAAACGCCGCCGCTTTTGTGTCGGGAGCCGGAAGAGGCTTGTATATCTTTTGGAACGCAGGTCTTCAAGGACTCACTAACTTCTCAAGACAGATAGGGAGACATCCTGGCAGAGCGTTGACATTGGCGTCATTGCTGTTTGGCTTTGGTGCATTGATGTCGTATTTAGGGAATAGAGACGATGACGATGAAAACAATTACTTCAATCTTCCCAAGTATATCCGCAGAAGCAACGTCTGCTATAAGATTGGAGATTTGTTTGTCACGATTCCACTTCCCGTTGAGTATCGGTCATTCTATGGACTTGGAGAATTGGCGAGCAGCACACTTGCCGGAAAAGAGGACGGAACGACAAAAGACATCGCCAAAGAAGCGGTTTCACAAGTATCGCAGTTGTTCCCTATTGACTTTGCAGAAGGAGGCGGAGGACTGCACGCATTGATTCCGAGTGCCGTAAAGCCGATAGTAGAGGCAGAAACCAACACCGCATGGACAGGTCTGCCGATTTATAAGGACAATGATTTCAACAAGAATATGCCAGAGTACACGAAAGTGTATAAGACCGCCAATAGGCATCTTGTTGAGATAGCGAGAGCGTTGAACGATGCCACAGGAGGCAACAAGTACAAAAAAGGCTTTATAGACATAAATCCTGCGAAAATGGAATATGTCCTCAAGGGTATGCTCGGAGGAGCGTTCAGTTTCCCAGACAAACTTGTCAAAACAACAGAGACGATTATGGGCGACCGTGAATTTGATTGGCGGAACACACCTTTTGCCAACAGATTCGTGAAGAACGCAGACGAGAGGACGGAGTACAAGTCTTTGAACGAACAATACTTTAAGTTGAAAGATGAAATGGATGTCGTCAAACAACAGCTGAAAGGCTTTGAAAAAGAAGCTGATGCCGGGAACGAAAAATACGAAAAGGCTCTGCTTCAATTGGAGGACAGCAAAGATTATGAAAGGTTGGAATTATTCAAGGATTATGAGAAGGAACTTAAAGGCTTGAACGATGAACTCAAGGAACTAAGGATGTCTCCTGATTATGACAAGGCAGAAGAAAAAGAGTTGCAAAAAGAGATTGCGGAACTACAGAGACAATTGATCGACGAGATGAGAGAAATTAAAAAATAACTACGCTTAACTGATTGTGTTCTATAACTTTGAGGATATGATAAAGGTTAACAAGAATAGAATGGTACCGTTGTCTCGGCTTACTCAAAGAGAGCGAGCCGAGATGGACACGGTCAAGTTTGACAACAAGTTCAACGATGACCGCAAAGCGACAGACATCCTTTTCCTTGCGAAGAACTATTGGGATGCTATGAGCAAGTTCCGCAAAGACCGGAAGCGCAACAAAGATTACAATTACGGCAACCAATGGGGCGACAAGGTGGTAGTGGACGGCAAGGCGATGACCGAGGAGGAGTATATCATAAAACAAGGCGGCACACCGCTGAAGTCCAATCTTATCCGCAGGCTTGTGCGCAACGTGCTTGGAGTGTACCGCACTCAGGCCAAGGAGCCAATGTGTGTAGCTCGAGACCGAGACGAGCAGACGCTCGGAGAAACAATGTCGACCATACTCCAGTACAATTGGCAGTTGAACCATATGTCGGAGATAAATGCGAGGTCGTATGAGGATTTCCTCATAGGCGGTCTCGTTGTGCATAAGAAAACGTTCGGGTGGCGCAACGGCAAGTGCGACTGCTGGACAGACTATGTCAATCCGGACAATTTCTTCGTTGACAACAGAGTCACCGACTTCCGCGGTTGGGATACTCAGGTAATAGGCGAGATACATGACTATTCGTTCGAGGATGTGTGCCGAGAGTTCGCGCATTCACCGGAAGACTATGCGGCGTTGCGAGGAATCTACGCACAGGCGCACAATGCCAAGTACTATTCCATAGACACGTCATATACTTTCGGATCGAAGAGGGAAGGAGACCTTGACTTCTTCATCCCCCAAGACCCTAACCTATGCCGTGTCATAGAGGTTTGGAACAAGGAGATGAAACCACGCTTCCGGTGTCATGACTATATGACGGGAGACTACTACAAGATAGACGAGGAAGACTATAAAGAGTTTGTCTTGGACGAGAACCAACGCAGAAAGGAACAGGGTATGGCACAGGGCATCGAGGAGGACGACATCCCTACCATTGAGGCTGAATGGTTTATGGATGACTATTGGTATTACAGATTCCTCACCCCTTTCGGTCACATATTGCAGGAAGGCGAGACACCCTACAAACATCATTCCCATCCGTATGTATACAAGGCATATCCTTTGATTGACGGAGAGATTCACTCGTTTGTCAGCGATGTCATAGACCAGCAGAAATACGTTAACAGACTGATAACGCTGAACGACCTTGTCATACGCAGCAGTGCCAAAGGAGTTGTCCTCTTCCCCGAGGAAGCGAAGCCTGACGGAGTAACTTGGCGAGAGTTGCAGGAGACGTGGGCGAGAGCGGACGGCTTTATGGTGTACAACGGCAAGAGCGGCACAGCACCGAGACAAATGAGCAGCAACAACACCAACGTAGGCATCCAAGAGTTGTTGTCGTTGCAGTTGAAGTTCTTCGAGGACATCAGCGGTGTCAACGGAGCGTTGCAAGGCAAGCCGGGCTATTCGGGGATGTCGGGAACGTTGTATGCGCAACAGACACAGAACGCCACCACATCGCTTGTGGACTTGCTTGAGACATTCTCATCGTTCGTGGTGCAGTCGGCATACAAGGACGTGAAGAATATGCAGCAGTTCTACGACACCAAGAAAAAGGTGAACATTGCAGGACGCAGTGGCGGAGCGGTGGTCTACGACCCTGAGAAGATAAACAACATAGAGTTTGACCTTTCCATTGTCGAAAGCACGCAAACACCCGTTGTGCGTCAGATGGCGAACGACTTCCTTATGCAGATATGGCAGTCCGGTCAGATTACATTGGAGCAGTTGCTTGAAGCAGGCAATTTCCCATTTGCCGACAGTCTGTTGCAGCAAATCAAGACACAAGGACAGGCGATAGCGCAAGGACAGCAACCACAGCCGTTGTCGGCAGACGTGCAGCAACAAGTACAGCGGCAGGCGAACCCAGCCGCTGTACAGCAGATGCAGGCAATAATGCAGAGAGCCTAACGCTTGGCGAACCAATCGAGGAATGCAGAATGTTTAAGGGCGATGATGTCGGCAGGCATCTCGCCCTTTCCGTTCCTGTATGGGGTGCAATAGAAACACTCCCTTTGCATATCGGCAACGGACGCATCTTTAGATATGTAGTTTTTTCGTTTGAGGATACGGAAGTTGCGTCTGTCAACAACGACAAGTCTGCCATCCTCAGACGGCATCACATAATAACGCTCACCATTTTCACTATGAGCGTTGTCCGCTTTTCTTACGGCAAGAGAATACACAATCTCAGCCTTGATTTTCTTGAAAATATTCATATCAGAATTTTGCTAAAGAGTTAATATTGGTCTTTGTTATCAGTCTATCGTTGTGTGCTACAACGCTTGGACGTTCCATCTCGAAGAAGCATATATGCAACCCAATGGCACGAGTCATCAACAAGTCATCGTGCTTTCCGATTTCCGCACCGAACGATCCGTTCTGCTTCTGTTCGTAGCATAGATACTCATCAAGGCACCGCTCGTCACGCTCTACATACAGAGCCTCCCTGACGACTTTCACAAGCGTGGATATAATCATCGGCTTCGTCTGCACGTTTGTATGGAATCCATACTTCACGCTTCTCCCCTCACGGATGTCAATCTCGCTCGGCTTGCGCGCATACAGATTGTTGTAGACATTCTTGATTTGGTTGAGGATGAACACCGACTGGTCGCCATCAACCATTCTGTCCCTGTCTTTAGTTTCAAGGGTGTTGGACTCTATGACAAGCAGGCTGTCGTTGTATAGTTTGGCTATCTGAGCCGCTTTCCACGCAAGAAGGTCGTGGTCTATATGTCCGTACCATTGCGCCACCACGCAAGGTTTTCCGTCCGTCTCCATCATCCAATACCTGTCGAACACCACGACAACGGAGAAGTCGGCTTTGTTGGAACGACCTCCAACGTCCACCACAGTAAGGTATCGGTTTGCGATGCGCTTGTCCGGGAACACTTCCGGCAATTCCCACACACAGAACTTTCCTTGCGAGTCCGCCTCGAATTTCACGTGCTGCAAAGCCTCCTTGCCGCTGTCACCGTCACCATACACGTCCCCGACAAGCTGAGGAGGGCGACAGGACGGTTTGAGCAATTCCACCTTGTATTTGTCGAACACCGAGCATCCTGAGTGTTGGAAAGCCTCCACGTCATCGGATGGATATTCGGCAGCCATATCACCGTGTTCATCATACTCGGCACGTTTCAGACAATACCAATGGATTCCTTCAAGCGTGGCTCCCTGCTGCCATAGCCACCACAGATACTTTCCGCTGTCGTGCCGTCTGTCCGAGATATACTCGTTAAGTCTGTTCTTGTAGAGATTCCTTGCAAATTCCTCCCTGTCTTTTATCGGCAGCGTGTATCTCTCAATCTTGAACCACGGCACGAACAAGGATTTGAATGTAGACTTGTTCTCCTTAGCCGCCCGGTATTCAGACTCGAAGAAATTACCCGTTCCGTTGGCTGTGGACTCATAGACAATCATTGTCATAGGCATAAGACCAGCACCGGAGCAGGCGGTACGCACAATCTCCTGCGGTGTCTTGCCCTCGGTCTTCTTCCAAAACGCAACCTCGGTGCAATGTACAAGCGCGGAGTCGCCGCCACGCGCGGAGTTAGGCTCCACGGCAGTGCCTATCTTCACCTTGCAGTTGCGTTGCGGAATCTTGAAGATGTTCCCCGATGCGGCTTCCGTCATAAACTTAGGCTCGTTGTCCTTGAAAGACGCACCGACATCGTACATCATCTCCAATGGATATGCCTGAATCAGTTTGTCGAACATACCTTTCACTTCCACCGAGGCATCCTTCGTGTGACCGACTATAAGGCTGTTCCATCCCGTCTTGTGGACAAGTTGTATCCACGACATATAAATCTGCGTCACCGTAGAACCGCCCCATTGGCGAGCCTTCAGCACTATCACACGGATGGGCGCACCGGCAAGGCGCATCTCCTCGAACACCGACACAAGCATACGTTGCGGAAGATTCAGCGAAAAAGGAATGTCATCGCCACCCTCCTTGTTCTTAATCCTTGCGAACACGAACGCCCAAAAGCAGAAGTCGTGCTTGCACCGGATGCGTATAAGTGTTTCCGACAAGGCTTCCTTTCCTATTTCCGGTCTGCCCGATGCTCCGAGGAACTTCGCCAAAGAACCGCACCTAAGCACCGCTTTCACGAATGGCTCCTCGAGCATCGCTTTCGGCACGTACTGCCTCGGTATGTCAAAGTCGGGAATCTCAATCCATTCACGTTCCAATATAGCACCTTCTCCGGTCAAAGGATTGAACGGAGCGAAAAGGACGGCATTCCTCTTGTCATTCTCCTTCAGCAATCGTTCAATTTCTTCTTCCATTTAATCGGATTGATAAGCAGTCCGTACAACAGACCTGCGATGTAACAATATAGATGGATTATGCCGTTCACACTCGGTATGAGCATACCGAGGAGAATGAACGCTGCCATATATGAATGGTAGTAAACCTTGTGCTCCACCAGATAACTGAAGCGACCGAGCAGAACGAAACAGATTCCGGACAATCCGACAGTAGGCACGTCCCACATTATAGGAGTGAACGAAGCGCAGACAAACGCCACAACAATGTCGGACACCGCAATGTTGAAAGTGAACGCCACGGCAAGCAGACACCACACGTTCATAAGGCAGTGGATAGCAGAGACGTGGAAGAAATGATAAAGGAATCTGTTGCGGAAAGCGCATCCGTCGAATATGGCGAAAGCCTCCACATCGTTCACGAGTAGAAGACAAATAACAGCGGCTGACACCGCAAGCACTATATTGCGAGCTGTCCGTTTCTCCATCTCTTCTTGATTTTATGGAGGATGACCTTTGCACTCTTTATTGTGAGATAGAACTTAGGCGCACCGCCCTCTATCACACGTATAACGGCATCCTCAAGTTTGATACCTTCGTGAGTCCGCTCAATCTCAGCCACACGCTTCTCTATCTCCTTGAACATCTCTCTGCGAGTGTCGCCCATCTGCGCCAAGTCATAGCCCTTGCGTATCTTGTGGATCATCACGACCGCACGTTCTATGGACACCCAGAAATGCGATGTCGGAGAATTTATGGTTGCAGTAAGAATGTCAGAAAGGTTGAACTCCCCTTTCTGAAGCGACAACTGTTCACGGAACGCACGCATAAGGTCTCTGTCCCTGTCGTCCTTGAAACACGCAATGCTACCTTTCTGTCTCATACCCTATCAAAATTAAAAATTACTCAGTTAATAAAAAAGACTGATAGCCAACACGATAGGAGTAACTTTGGATAAGTAAGAATATAAACAAAGCAAATCAATATGGAAGACCCTAAGAATGAACAGGTTAAAAGCAAGCGAGACTCCTTTCTCGAACGTTTGAAGGGGAAGTACCCCGACAAGGAATTCGCTGACGATGAGGAGATTTACGGAGCTATCAACGATGATTACGACAATTACGACAACGAGTTGAAGCGGCTGAAGGATGACGAAAGCAAAATAATGGAGATGTTTTCGGCAGACCCACGCACGGCAACGTTGTTTCAGACGGCAGCCGCCAAAGGCGATGTCATCACAAAGTTCGTGTCGTTGTTCGGTCCGGAGATTGCCGATGCCTATGAAGACCCCGAGAAGATGGAGGAAATCTCCAAAGCTGGGCAGGAGTATCTTGACCGCATAGCGCAGAGCAGAGATCTTGAAGAGCAGTATAACAAGAACATTCAGAAGTCGGTGGAAGACATCGAGCAACTGAAGAATGAGAAAGGCTATACTGACGAGCAGGTTGATGAAGGGATGAAGAAAATCTGCCAAATCGCCTATGATGCCATTGTAGGCAAGTTCTCCAAAGAAGCACTCGACTTCGCCTTTAAGGGATTGTCACACGATGAGGATGTAGAGACGGCGGCGCAGGAAGCGGAAGTAAGAGGACGCAACGCCAATATCGAGGAGAAGCTGAGAAAGCGCAGCAAGGGTGACGGAATCCCAGCCGCGCCAAGCGGACGCGCAGGTTCAGCGCAGACCACACCGAAGCGCAGCCTTGGAGCCCTTGACTCCGCAAGTGAAGCCTCTTCCATTTGGGAGAGAGGCGGTTTTAAAAGAAACAAGACAAATCAATATTAACAAAATTAGAAAACAATGAAGAAAGAATTTTTGAAAAAGAACTTGTGGCGAATGCTTTTGGGTATTTTGGCAATGGTGTTCGGCGCAACGGACGCCGTCGTAATGGCGGCAGCGGCAGACCTTCCTGACGCAGGAAAGACCAATTCGGGCAACCCCGACAGCAATGACGGTATTGCAACCGAGACGCAAGGACGTGAGGACGGTGATCCGGAGATGTACACTAAAGACATCGACTCGAAGATTGTCAAGATTCGTCCGATGGCTACGCCTATCGACCAAATCAGCCGATACGGCAAGTTCTTGAAGACCGACTCAATGATCGTCAAGTACTATTCTCTCGGCACACGACCCATCAAGACAACGTTGTCGGAGAATGTACACAAGATGGAGAATGGCGCCACATCTATGACAATCAAGGTGTCAGACCCTACAATGTTCACACTCGACGACACAATCCGAGTAGTCGGAGCGAAGGCGGTTTCTCGCCCGGACGGGACTAAATACAACGATGGAGACCCGTTGGGGAAAGATGACCCAATGCGTCCCGACTTGATTCTGTGTGTGTGCGGCAGAGACCAGAACAACGGTTATCCAGTAGTGTATGCGGTCAACGGTGACTTGAACGACAAGAAAGAACCGATTCTCATTCCTGCGCTCAACAAGGACGAAGTGACACTCATCCGTATGGGCAAGGCTTGTGCGGAGCTTGACGTTCAGACAGGACGTTTCAACAACCTTCCTACAAGCGAGGAACAGTATTGTCAGAACTTTATGATTCAAGTGGAGCAGTCCACATTTGACAAGATTGCGTCAAAAGAGGTTGATTGGAACTTCTCCGACATCGAGGAGGACGGCATCTATGATATGCGCCTTGCACAGGAGAACACATATCTCTTCGGAGCGAAAGCACGTATCAAGCACATCACAAAGGACAATATGGACACTTGGTTCACAGGCGGTATTTGGTATATGGCAGGCAAGGACATCGAGGTCGGAACATACAATGAGACACGCAAATGTGTGGAAATCAGCGATGACAACCTTGTCGAGATTTCAAAGGACTTGTTTGTGGGCACGGGCATCGGCAACAAACGCAAGGTCATCCTCTGCGGCTCCGATATGCTTGAGGCATTCTCTAAAATCAAGTCGGAGAAATTCCGCTTGAAAGAGAACGTAGAATCTTGGAACCTTAAATTCAAGTCTTGGTCTACCGACTTCGGAGAACTTCTCGTCATCCATCACGAGCTGTTCGATATGAACGGAATGAGCGACTGCGGCTTTGCTCTCGATCCTGAGTATCTCACGAAGAAGACCCACATCTCTTGGCAGCGCAACGTGCTTGACTTGAAGAAGGCAGGCATCCGCAACACTGACGCAGTAGTGATCCAGGAGGTCGCTTGTCTGTATCTGCGTTATGCCAAGGCACACGCACGAATGAAACTTGCGGCAAAGGCACACGCACGAATGAAACTTGCGGCAAAGGCAGGAGCGTAACTGAAACATAGTATTAACAGATAAAGGGGTGTCCAACCGATACCCCTTTTTAAAAATCATAACGATATGCAGAAAACATATAAGTCCAAGTCGTTTCTCAGCATCTCAGTGGCTGTGGGGAGAATGACTTGCCAAGACACCCAAGACAGTAACAAGTCTGTGACAAAGGACGTTTTCAAACACATCACCTTTGAACCGGACACCACGGGCTATGCTTACTACAGCACCGCTGACGAGACAGAGCAGAAGGCTATCGAGGCACACCCTTTGTTCAACAAGATGTTTGTTTTGAAGGATGCTCCAGCACCTGCGGTGGCAAAGAAGACTGCCGCAACACCAGCGGAGAAGAAAGAGGTAGAGGTGACGAGTGCGGCTGACGCAAAGCAGTATCTTGTAGACACATTCGGCATCAGCAGAACGAAGATACAGTCGACGGCAGACATCAAGAAATACGCAGAACAGAACGGAATAGTGTTTGTAGGTATCTGATATGCGGTACGACTTGAAACAGATAGAGAAGGATGTGCGCCTTGCCCTTGACAGGAACAAGGCAGCGGACAGCCTCCTTGACGAGGAGACCACCACGCTTACGCTCAACGACATCATTGACGGGCGGATAGAACTTGCCGCACGCACCGTGCTGCTCAACGCTCCGCTGCATCTCATCGGAGAGGGGAAGGAATTGCCTGTGGACGTGAATTGGGAATCACAACCCGGCTATGGTATGGGATTCATTATGCTCCCGTCCGACTATCTGCGTCTTGTCACGTTTCAGATGACAGACTGGGAACGTCCGGTCACCGAACCGATAACAGAAGAAAACCCATTGTATGCAAGACAACGCAGCCGCTATCCGGGTGTCAGAGGATGTCCGCAGCGGCCTGTCGTTGCCATTGCTTCTTACCCTTCCGGTATGGCGTTGGAGTTTTTCTCCTGCCGAGGAGGAGAGAAGGTGGCGGTGCGGAGGGCAAGATATATTCCGATTCCGAGAATTGAAGTGGGAGAAGACAACTTGAAGGAAATTGAACTTCCACACAAATGTTATGACGGCATTGTCTTCACCACGGCAGCGATGGTGTGCGCAGTGCTGAAGGATGACTTGGCGGCAGTAATAAGTGAAACAGCAAATCAATTATTGAAATGACAACAGATGTACATAATTTAGGAAATTTCGCATCACTGGCAGCCGCTTGGGAAAGATACCCAAATGGGGCGATGGTCGGAGACTACATATTCATTGCCGGGGTGCGGTATGACTGGGACAAATATGAGAAACAATGGCTGACACCAGTGGCGGTAACGGATATGAACATATCAGTGTTCGATGTCTCCACCTATGACTTTGAAGCAAATGATTGGCGGCACGCCTTGCCTAATGGAGAATACACTGTTGTCTCCAATACACAAGCGGTCGGCAAGCTGTTGAAGTATGACGACGGCTTCGTGCTTGAAGGTTTTGTCACATTGACGGAAGCGGGGGCGGACAAAGTGTTCTCTCCTGTCGTTGATGGCAGCAAACCAAAGGCGGACGCAAAAATATTGTCGGGCAACCAATCGTATCACAAGTATGTGTATGTGGATTCCAAAGGGGTGTACAATGTAAGCAACGCCACGGAGATAGGTCAGATAGGCGACATTCAACACCATCTTGACGACTTGCAACAATATGTGGACGACAATTTGCACTCGTTGGGCAAGGCCGTTTCCGCTATAAAGAAGGATGTCGGCACGACGGAGGACGAGGCGGACAAGGAAGGCAGTCTGCACGCACAGATAAATTATTTGAAGCAGAACGGAGGAAGTTGTGACTGCGAAGAGATTCTTGAATACGACAAGGCTCTTGTGACGGCACTCACCCCTGACTCCACATCTGAGGAGATAAGTCTCGCTTTCGTTCCCATAGGAGCGAAAGACAAGACAACACCTGTGCTTCCGAAGGTAAACGACCTGTTGGTGACCAATGGCAGTGTGAAGGAGATGGCTCAGTTTGTCAACGTCACCGACTATCTCACTCCAAAAGGCACACACCGATACACACTGATTTATCAAGACGGCTCCATTCTTCACACCATACAGATGCTCGGCTTTACAAGTGTACATTCCGTGGGTCAGAACGACCTTGCGGATTTCTCAGAAGTTGAATTGGTTCCAAAGACCATATAATCATTAAATTTATTTTTTATGTCAGGAAAAAAATTACAAGTAGACAGCCCGGTGAAAGTAATCACATCGGGCACCAAGCCGACCGCAGAGAACTTACCTAAAGGGAGCATCGCAGTCGGCAGAGTAAACAACCGCCTTGCTGCTGTTGCCGCTCTCGGTGATCCAAGTGAAGAGACAGAGGCGGAAATCCAAGACCTTTTGCAGTACGATACTGTGGAAGGAGAGAATGCGACAGTCACCGATTTGGGAGGCATCAAGGCTGGAACAAAAGCAAGTGATTTGAAAGGCAAGCCCCTAAGTGAAGTACTTGACGCTTTGTTGTTCCCGGTTGTAAACCCAACGTTTGTGGCTCCGACAGCGACATTGACCCTTGACTCTTCAGTGGCAAGGACACAAGAGGTTGGGGCGGTGGCACCGACAGCGGACAAGTTTACACACTCTTTTAACAAGGGTTCTATCAACATCGCCGGCAAAAAGGTGAATGATAGAGCAGGTGCGGAAACAGCATTCGCATTGTCTTGCAACCAAGGCTCAATCCCTACTAAGTTTGACTCAGCAAAAGCATACGCATATAAGGGGCGCGTTAGTTATGCAGAAGGCCCGCAACCTAAAGACTCGAAAGGCAACGATGTTGGGAGCCCTCTTACAGCAGGAGCGGTGGCAACCACAGAGGTTGTAGTGAACGCAGTATACCCTTACTTCGCAAACACGAAAAGTGCGGCAGAATTGACAAAGCAACCATTGACCACGAACAACTACATCGAGGTTTCTTGCGTAAGCGAAATTTTTGGAAACCGACACGCTTTCGCTTTGCCTGCGACATACAATGTGACCGAGATTGATTACTTCGATACAGTCGCAAATATATACAATCCGATGGCAACGTCCGATTTCACAGGGGTGGTATACTCCCAGACCGTACAGGGCAATTCAGTGCAGTACAAGAAATACTCTCGCAACTCGCTGGGTTTGTCTGCTGCAACAAAGTTCAAAATCACATTCACTAAAGCATAGGAGGTATAAATTATGGCAAGAATAAAAGGACAAGCGAATTATGCCTCTAACTTTGAGGTGTTGAAACAAGCTCCACTTGACTCAAGAAGCGTTGTGTCTGACTCTGGAGATTTGATAAAAGCAGTGACGTGGCGGGATGCCGATGGAAACGTATGGTTGTATGACGGTTTGATTGTCGTCGTACCGAACACAAATAATCCGTCAGCTCCGGAAGTGTATGTTCTTAAAGATAAGGACAACTATGGACACCCTGACACTTGGTTTAAGCTCGGTGCGGACAATGCGTCAGCAGTGGCTGCCATTCAAGAGATATTGAAGAAAAAAGCCAACCTTGTTAACGGCAAAGTGTCGGCAAACGAACTTCCTATTGCAACTTCCTTAGGAAATCCTAATAATGGTACAATTCCAACAACGTTTGCAGTTAACGAGGCTATTAACAATAAGATTGTAGGTCTGCTTAATTGGCAAGGGGTTAAGGATACTACTGATGAAATCAAGGCTATTGCACCTGCTAAGAAGGGTGATGTATGGCATTCAAACGAAGATGGTTCAGAGTGGGTATGCACGCAAGATATAACTGCGGCCAATGCCGATGCGTGGACAGAGTTGGGAACTCCAGTCAATTTAAGTGGATACTACACCAAAACGGAGGTTGACAAGAAGGTCAAACCGCTTGCCGACATCATAGGCACTCCCGCGGACAATCCAGATGCTAACGGAACGCTATTCGCTCGGCAGAACAAGAATGTTGATGACATTGATGAATTGAGCGATGCGGTGATGCATATACAGGACGCACAGACGGAGACCGACAAGACCGTGACGCAGCACACGGCGGACATCAGCACGTTGCAGACGGCGGTGAAAACGAAAGCCAATCTTGTTGACGGCAAGGTATCGTCAGAAGAACTTCCTATTGTAACTTCGTTGAAGCAAGATGACTATACTACAATTCCGTCAGCAAAATTGGTCGATGAAGCTTTGACGGCAGTAGGCAATACTCTTGAAGAGAAGATTAACAATAAGGTTGTAGGTCTGCTCCATTGGCAAGGGGTGAAGTCTACTACTTCTGAAATCAAGTCTATCACATCTGCTAAAAAAGGTGATGTATGGCATTCAAACGAAGATGGTTCGGAATGGGTATGTACTGAAGATATATCTACAGTTAATGATTCTGCGTGGACTGAACTCGGCACTCCTATTGATTTGGGTGGATACTATACCAAGAATGAGGTTGACAAGAAGGTCAAACCGCTTGCCGACAGCATAGGCACTGATAGCGATGCCGCTTCTGCTAATGGTTCTCTGTATGCACGAATCAAGAAGAACGCGACCGACATCTCAACTAATACAGCAAATATAAATGCTACTAAAGAAAAAGTCAGTGGTCTTGACACTAAGGTAACAGCTAACACCGAGGCAATTGCAACTAAAGCAAGTAATTCTGATTTAGCGGCATTGCAAAGCAAAGTTGAGCTTAAAGCAAACCAAAGCGATATTCCGACCGCTGTGCAACTCGTTGTGAAAACTATTTAAATATTTAACCAATGGGGATGGAATCTCCATCCCCTTCCTATTTAGATAACTATGGCAGAAGTAACGATTAAACTTGACAGTCCTATTTCAATAGTAGATAAGGGTACTCCATCAACATCTAATCTTCCTAAAGGAAGTATTGCAATAGAAAAAGATAAAAATAATAATTTAAAGATATACGGAAATGTAGGCAATGAAGTTGTCGATATAGAAAGAGTTGACGCATTAGATAACGGAGATGCATCTGCATCATTTGTGGCGGGTCGCAACCTTAAAGTTAATGGTTGGGAATTTTATTGGAAAGATGTATGGGAAGAATCAGAACCATCGGCTATTAAACATATAGAAAGTGCAGGTGTTAATGCTGCCATTAATGAAATAAAAGGGACTGGAGCTGATGTCTCTGCTTTCACGTTTCCGACAACTAAAGATGAATTTATTGCATACCTAAAAACTATTACGTTTGATTTCAGCAATCAACCTAATCAAGTATCTGGTTATGGAAGTGTTACATACGGCATTATGAATAAAAATGCTGGAACAACTACTATTGTGGAGGGTATGTATAATGATATATCTAATAAAATGCATAGGTCGCATATAGAAGGTCAACATATGACTATTCCAGATGTGGAATATGCAGTATCTTGCCATGTAGAAGGACAGGATTGTAATATTGTAGGATATGCTTCAATTTGTCACCTTGAGGGCAATAGTTCAGCGGTAGTTCATTCTATGGGAAAGAATGTAGGATTCTTCGACGAAGCTGTTGGATGTCATGTCGAAGGCGGCGGCGGAGTTGTAGGGGGAGCATATTCTCATGTTGAAGGAGACGGTTGTGCAGCTCTTAATACTGGAGCACATTGTGAAGGTAAAGGCTACTATAAGAACAGTGTTACCGATTGGAAAAAGCGAACAGCTAAAGACAATGACTATTTAAAAGATTTATGGAAAAAGATTCTATTCGGGAAAACTGACACAAGTGGGTATACTTATAAATTCTCAGCAGCAATAGGGAACGCATCGCATGTCGAGGGAACAGGTAATATCGCACCTAAAGCCTATGCAACTTTGGAAGGTCTCGATACAGGGGCTACTGCATCATTTGTTAATGGAGCGAACCATGCAGAAGGAGCAGGTAATTTTGCTGGCGCCGCAGCCTCCCATGCTGAGGGTATTAGAAATGAAATAGGTCATAATGCCTACGCTTCCCATGCTGAAGGTATTAAAAATACTACCCAAAACAGAGCAGAGCATGCTTCTGGTCAATATAACAAATCAAATAAAGCAACCGATACATTTGGAGATGCAGGTAATACATTATTTTCAGTAGGCTGTGGTACATCTGATACTGACAGAAAGAATGCTTTTGAGGTAATGCAAGATGGGACATGTAAATATTTAGATGTTGCTACAGGAGAACAGATAGATGTTGGTGTTGCAAAAGAATTATCAAAACCTTTTGATTTGACGATAGGAAGCACAACTAAAAAAGTTGATGGTAAATCAGTTGTTACTTTTTCTGCTGAAGAAATTAATGCTTCAAGACAATTTAATGGAGTTTTAATACAGAAATTAACTACGGCAAGTACGGAAGCTGATATAAGAAAAGCATTTACTGATAATGGAACTGTAAAATTTCCAACTCCAGGCAGTATTATATCTAAATTAGATGGAGGTAATAAAGGTATTGTTGTTTCATTAGGTGAACCTGATGCTACGACATTGGGACGAAGCATAGTTGTATATTATGGTGACGGAACTTATACTATTGTTGTAAAAAATGACTTTACTAAGGTGTTAGTACCTTGGAGAAAAGACAGTTCTTTGCGTGACCTGTACATCTCCGCTGGGGCGGTGTACAACGAGCGGACAGGTTTCTATGAACTGAACGGATTGACAGACATTACTGAAGAACAGATGCGGGTAATATATGAAAAGACTTGGGGGTGGTGGCTACATTTGCCGTCTTTGAATGGATTTGGGTCTGCTTTGCCTCGCACCAACATCCCATGCCCGGATTATAAAATTATAGCGTATGCTTCAAATATTAGCATACATTCTATTTTTGCTGTCTCGGGTAATGCCGATAATTTAGAAGTAGTGAATTTAAGGGCTTTGTACACGCCGACCGCTTTTGACGAAATTAAGATTGTGAATTTCAATTGGGCTTTTCAAGGAAACAAAAAAATTAGAGAAGTGCAAGGCATTATAAACGTAAAGGAGGCACGCTCCGACTTGAGTATAGGAGGAAATATTGAAACTATCAATATTAAAGGACTAAAAGTGAGTATTAAATTCTACGGTAGCCAAAGGTTATCCAAAGAATCAGTCTTATATATGATAAATAATTCAGAGGCAACAACGGCTATTACTATCGGTTTGCAACAAGCAGTTTATGATGTGATGAAAGATGACGCTGATATTATAGCGGCACTTGCGGAGAAAACAAATATAACCCTTATACAAAATACATAGAATCATGGTTACGAAACAGAACAACGAGATTTTCAGCACGGAAGAGAAGTACGTGCATATCATAGGTACAGACAACTATTTCAAACGTGGGCTTGCTATTGGTCTGTCAGTAGAGCAGTGCGAGGAAGTGGATGAAATACCGCAGACCATCAACACCAAAGCCTATGAAGACAAGGTAGACAGCCTTATCCGCAACCGCTACTCGCTCAGCGAGGAACTTGGCATACTGCGACAGAAAGACACGAAGAAAGCGGAATATGACGCTTATTTCGCCTACTGCGAGCAGTGCAAGGCAGAAGCCAAGGAATGGCTCAGAGAACATCCGAACGGCGATTTGCCGCCATTGCCGCAAGTGGAAGAAGTGACGGACTATCTTTCGGAAACAACTGACGATGTTGTGGGATTTGGGCAATAAAAAAACCTCCCGAGAGAGGTTGTTACAAGCGAGACGAATCAGCCTGTTACAAGCGAGACGAATCTGCCTGTTACACAGGCAAAGATAGAAACAATTTGCATAACAACAAAATGAAACAAGAAAAAAAGTATGACAGGAACAGCAGTGAATAATAGCCTACGCATAGGCACGGCAAGTATGGGAGTGTTCATAAGCGAAATCAGCACACTGCTTTGGGATATGCGGTGGCTGATGCTCCTCGCTGGAGTGCTGATTATTGTAGACTTGTGGCTCGGTGTTCACAAGTCTATCGCCAACAACGTTGACATCCGAGCAAGCCGCGCTCTACGGAGAACGATGATGAAGATAGCCGACTACCTTTGTATCGTGATACTCGGTGCTGTGGTAGGCAAGGCTCTCGGAGAACCGCTCGGATGCTCCGCCATCGTAATCGCTGTGGTGCTTATGTCGATAGCGTGCTTGTGCGAACTCGACTCTATAATAAGCAACTGGGGCGAAATCAAGGGAGTGAAAATAAACGTCTTCAAGATTGTTCTCGGGCTTGTAGGCTACAAGCGCAAGGAACTCGGAGAAGCACTGAAAGGTACAATCACTAAAAAACGGAAGAAATGAAATATTTTACGTTGAACGAATTAACACGGAGCGACACCGCGACAAAGGATAAGATAGACAACACACCGACCGCGGAAGCGGTGAAGAACTTGACGGCACTTGTAGACAACGTGCTTGACCCTTTGAGGGAGATGTACGGCAAGCCGATATACATCTCCAGCGGCTACCGATGCCCACGACTGAACAAGGCGGTGGGCGGTGTCGCTGGCTCACAGCACAAGACAGGACAGGCTGCCGACATCAATCAGCGAAGCCGCGAGGAGAACGCGCGTATCTTCAAACTGATTGAGGAGAACCTTGACTTCGACCAACTGCTGTGGGAGAACGGCGGTCAGTGGGTACACGTCAGTTTCCGTGCTGACGGCAAGAACCGAAGACAAGTGAAACATCTTTGGAAGAAATGATTTATTAACCAGACAATGGAACGCGCTCTTTGACATACGGAATCACCGAAAAAAACTACAAAATTTTAGCGGAATTATATCCAATATTTCGATAAAATTATATATCTTCTGATAAATCAGCAACCGAACACTCCGTAATGGAGATGTGCTTAAAAACGCTGGGGCGGTGATTCCGAATGTCGGAGTCGCCGCTCCTTTTGTCATAAACGTTTTTGAGAATGAGAGATGACGAGAAATGCAGATATGTCTGCGTGGTGATAGGCTGGGTGCTAATTGCCGTGCTTGCGGTGATGTGCATCAGATGCAAGTCGGTGCAGTATGTACCCGTTGAGACGGTTCGCACCGATACGTGCTACGTGAACAAGATACGCACTGACTCAGTGAACAAGATACGCACTGACTCAGTGTATGTGCGCGACTCGGTGGTCGTGGAGCGCGGCGGTGACACAATCAAGGTGACCTCTTGGCGGTGGCGCGAGCGGTACGTTACGCAGCACGACACCGTCTATCGGAGCAGAACGGACAGCGCCTATCGGAGCAGGACGGACAGCGTTGCCGTGCCTTACCCAGTGGAGCGGAAGCTGTCACGTTGGGAGAAGACGAAGCAGGACATCGGTGGCATAGCCATCGGTGCGTTCATCGCCGTTGTGTCGGCAGTGGTGATTTGGTTGGCGGTAAAGAAGATGAAGAAATGAAAAAGCTCCCGACTGAATAAAATATCACCACAACATCCTATTTATCTACACACGATCCGTGCGGAGTCGGGAGCCAATTATGCCTGAATCGCACGGACGTTTTGTGTCTTGTCTAAAGATAAAGCGGATGTTGTGGTTCGGCAAAGGTACGAAATTAAATAGGGAAAATCAAATGAAAACAATCGAAATCTTTGCCGAGGCGGTGAAATTCGCCTCCGAAGCATCCGACATTCCGAGCGACAGGATATTGTCGGAGAGCCGTGACGCTGACGTTGTGGACGCAAGAATGCTCGTTATACAAACGCTTTACGACATCGGACTATATCCGCGGAGGATAGCCGAGATGTTCGGAATGACGCCATCCAATGTGCGCCATCTGCTGACTGCTGACAATAGGAAAGCAACAAACAAAGTCTACGCAAACAACTTGCAAGCACTACGCAAGCACATAGCAAGCATCTTCTTTGACACCGAGTGATTCCGTGCGATATTTGTGATGCGGTTGATATTGACCGTAATTTAAATTCAAACCATTATGACAGCGGAAGAAATGTTGGCGATGAGAGGAGTCGCCAAGAACGCTTGGGGAGAAGAGGAGAGCCGCCCTTGCTACAAGAGAGGACATAGCGGACAACGAGCCACAGGCATCGCACTCGGTGCGGTAGGTGTGGGTCTTGCCATCCTCGGCATCCCATTGGCATTGGTTGCCGCAAAAGCATTCGCATCCAAAGCGGAGGCAGTGGCTAACGGCAACTCGCAGATGATTGGGGAAACCAACAACCTTGTACGCACTGTGGCGGCAGGGTTGCAGATGGAGTCACAGAACAGAGAGAACGCAATCCTTATGGAGCGCAAGGAACGTGTCGACAGCACTCCATCGGTGCAGAGCTACATCGACCTTGCAGTGGGAGCCGGAGCATACAGCGGTAGCTCGGCGAACTCGCAGGCGGCAGCCACAGCGGCAAACGTCTATGCGAACAATCCTGCGATGGAGAACTTCTCATTTGTGAGAACGATTCCTTATTCTCAACCTCAGCCGTGTTGCACACCGTGCTGCAACGGTTAACGGACAGCGGAGGGCGGCGGCACGTCTGCCGTCTTCCGCTATTTCGTATATGTTATGGGACTGTTCAGACGTAATATTGACCTTAAACGGATAGACGAGATGATTCCTACAAGCAAATTTGACTTGAAGATGCAATGCCTTTCCATAGCGAGGGGCGATGTGGACAAGGCTGTCAAACTATATGATTTTGTAGCAGGAGGGCTTGACATCCCAGATGTCACCGCACCGCCGCCGACAACGATGCAACAGGTGAAGAACATCGCCGGAAGCGTGTTCGGTTGGGTGAAGGAGAACAAGGACGAACTGCTTGAGGCATACAACGTGGTAAGGTCGTTGCGCAACGGCAGTGTAGTGGAAACAGCGGCAGAGGCGGTCACCGACCTGCCGCCATTGGAATAGAGATATGGAAATAATGCAAATAACGATTCCGGTCTATGCGGAGAGCAAGGACGAGGCTGACGGAATGCGCAGCGCGTGGGTGGACTTCTCCAACCAGTTGCGGTCAAAGGGATGTGTGGTCACTGCCGCCAAGACATCCGAAGCACTGAAGGCTTGGAACGCCAACGCTCTTGTAAGAGCCGGAATACTCAAACATTACAGACGATGAACATAGTGCAAGCATTGAAGGCGATATTTGACCTTCTGAAAAAGAACTACGAGACAGTGTCGGCAAACAACAAATATCTTGAAAAGATATATGAGAGTCTGACAACGAATGACATATCGTTCACTGACACACCTGATGAAGGTGAAACGATTGACTGATTTCAGGTAACTTTAAAAATTGGATAGTTATGATTAATGTAACACCTATCGCAATTACCGCCACATCCCAGGAATATGCCTGTAGTGTGGTGGAGAATCTCTGCCAGGCATACTGCCTCGCTCAGAGTATTCAGCCTCAGTCCGCTGTTTCCTACAGCATCGCATCGCAGGAAACGATAAGCGGAACAACGTTTGTCACCGTGCAGGCAACGGGAACGGTGACTTATCAGCCTCGCAACGGCAAGTGTTGCTGTAAGCCGCAAGTGAAGATGTTCACCGAGTCGTTCGACATCATCTTCAAGGGCACCGGCACACCGGCACTCGCCCTTACGCAGGGTGTGACAAGTCGGGCTCCGGCAAACGTGAAGTGCAACGGGAACGTTTATGGTTATTCGATGGTCACTGATGTGACCATTACCGCCACCTTTCCCGGATAGCAATGTGGCATCTGGTGCGGATAGTGTTGGCTTGCGTTCTGCTGAACCATCTCGGTCTCGCAGAAGAAATCGCAAGAAGGCTGACGGGTAAGAAACGTCTGCTCCCGCTGACGTGCTCCAAATGCCTCAGTTTCTGGTGTTGTCTGCCATATTCCGTCATCATCCTCGGATGGAATGTGGTGGACTGCATCAGTGCCTCGCTTCTGTGCGCCTATGCCGCTTTATGGTTTGAATTGCTTTTCAGTATTGCAAACAAATATTATGGAAGACTATGGGAACAGTTGTAAAATACATACCACCGAAGAAGACGGTGTACAAGACCGCCACGAAGATCGTGTGTCCGAAATGCGGAAAGAATTAGAACGCTTCGTGCGGTGCTTCCATCTCGGCAGGGAAGTCAGTCAAGCAAGTCCACAAGCTCCTTCTTGATGTCGTCATCGATGTTGCGGTAACGGGAGAAAGCCTTGCTTCCATCCTTGTGACCGGACATAGAGCCGACAAGATTGGGGTCTTTGACCTGTTTGTAAAGGTTGCCTATGAACGTCCTGCGTGCAAGATGGGAGGATGCTATCTCGTTGATTGGTCTGCGCACCTCGCATCCTTTGGAAGAATCGTAGACAAGCACCGACCTTGTTATGCCGCAGATGGTGAAGAACCGCTTTATGGCTGCGTTGTATGCTTGGTCTGCGATGAAGGGGAACAACCTGCCGTCCTTGTCCACTCCCATATATTTCTTCACAAGCATCCGCGCGCTGTTGTTCAGCGGCACTCTGACGATGTCGGTATGCTCGCTCCGTGTCTTCCGGGGGATATACTCCACGGCTCCGTTGACAATATTGTCGGTAGTCAGTCTTGTGAGGTCGGACACACGGCAGCCGATGCAGCACTGGAATAGAAAAATATCTCTCTGCACCTCAAGGGAAGGATAGTCGGACAAGTCGTAGTTGGCGATGCGGTTGCGTTCCGCTATGCTTATATAATAAGGTGTGCCGTATCTTTCCGCTTTCACCGACACATTGTCGGTCGGAGAGCGGTCGATGATCCCCAGCGTCACCATCTCCTTGAACAAAGAACGCAGACGTTTGAATGTAGTGCATATATAGTTTGCTCCGCCAATCTTCTCCACATCCTTGATGTAAGACAGGAATTTCCTCACGTCATCTTCCGTCATCGTTTTCAAAGTAAGGCTGTATGAAGGGGAGTATTTGCGCCTGAATACCTCGAAACTTTTCAGTTTGTTCTTCAGCACCTCATATCCTCGCAACGTTCCCAAAGCGATGTTCTTGTGGGCGAGCAGGTCGGCAAATTCCTCATCGAGAACCATCGGTTCTTCCTTGTCTTCCGGATTAAGAACGTCCTCCACCATTCTCTGCAAGTCACGGCTTGTGCGTATGTCCGCATAGTGGGAGGAGTAGACACGCATAATGATGTCCTTGAGATAAGCCACCTTGTTGTCCACATCTTCCCTATAAGCAATCTGGCACATCGCACGTTGCTTGATGCATTCCTTTTTTGAATCCCATAGAGAAGGGTACACCATAATGTGGCTGATGAAGTATAACTGCACCTTGCGCCCGTCACTCAGGCGGAAGCGTATTTTGACCTCGGAATCTTTGGTCGTTCGGATGAATGCTTTGATTGTTGCCATACGCAAAGGTATGAAACTTGCACAACACTTGCACAACATTTGCACAACATATTTGTTGTTGGTTGTAATTATTTAATACTGTCTGTATAATCAAATATTTCAAAATGCTGATTGTCAAGTGATATAAAAGCAAATCAAGTGAACGGCTAACAAACAACGTTGTCCGGGTAAGACAACAAGGGTAGTTTGACTATCAGAAAGTTATGGTGGATGTGCGGTGGATTTGCACAACATTTGCACAACACGGACAAAAAAGGGGGACGGTTCTCACGAATCATCCCCCTTTGTCATTAACCAATAACACTAACACAAACTAAAAAGAATTATTTTATCCTTCCGTCGTCCTTCGGAGTTATCTCAAAGGATGCCTTTGTCAATCTTTGTCCGGGAGACATCGTGCCGACAAGCACGAGGCGGAAAGCCTTGTATGGTGTGCCTTGTATGCCGGTGATGTATCTCTCAACGCTTGATGCCACCGGAGTCCATCGCTTGTAGTCTATCGTTCCATACAAGGCGGTCTTTATCTTGTCTCCGCGGGCGATCATCGTGTTGACCGTCTTCAGCGCATCTCCGTCACCGAATGTTATGGGGCGTGACACTGCGGCAACAACGACATCGTCTTCGTTCTCCTGCGACAGGTCTATAATGTCCGACCTTGTGCTCTCCATAATCTTTGATGGTACGGACACCTGCACTACGCTGTTTGGGTAAGAGTTGACGATAGCGACAACCTTGCCTGTGCGCACCTCTCCCCATTGCTTGCTCCGGAGCGAGTAGGTGGGGGCGAAGACATTGCCCGGATTGCAGATGAGAATCCGTTGCCTTACGTAGTCGTATGCTATACGGCTTCCGCTGAGGAATCCTTTGAACGATTCAAACGAGATTCTGTCGGGCGCCAAGAGCTTCGTAAAGCCGGGGAGCGCAGACGGGCTGAACCACTCACCGTCCAAAGCCTCTGACAGGCACTGCGTTTGGGAGCCTTGAAGTACCATCAGTCCTCTGTTGGAAGAGAAGAGGATTGCATCGTCTATCTGCGTTATGCTGTCGGCATTATTGACAATGTCTCTTGTCACCGGAGTGACGGAAGCGATGCCTCCGTTCTCGTTGGTCTGCAACGCCCATATTCCTTCATCGGTGAATGCGTATAGGGGGTACTGACCGAATTGCCCTTCAGACAAAGCTTGCGTTGTTGAAGACAGCCCTATGATTTCACCGAAGCCAACCGTGTTTATACCTGTCACAGGGAAGTAGAACGGCATATTTACAGCAGATGTATAGACTTTGTTGGGCTCCTTGAACATCTTGTCGGTGGTCACCGGATCAGTACCCGTTGCCGCAGTTTCCCAAAACTTGTCAGTCTTGTCCCAAATGCATTTCTCGTCCCAGAAAGGGAACACATAGAATGCTCCGTTGAGGAAATCGTGCTGCTTCATCTCCACCTGCATATAGACAGGTTCGTTTGGGGTGACCCCCACTCCGTTATTTATCCTCTTGGCAATCATCTTAGTGGCGAATGTGTTGGGGTAGAACCCATAGAGTCCTATGTTCTCAGGATATAATCCGTCATTCTCAGGAGCCACAATGAATTGCCCCGATGAGTTGTGTAGCTCATACCATACGGAGAATGAGTACTGCACACTGCCGTTATACCGTTGTGCCGCTGATGGATTCCATCCCCCAAAGAACTTTCGGCTGATGTTGGAGATGTTCAGCCTTGAATTGTATACAAACGCCTGCTTGGGCAACAACGATTCGTGGCTGTTGTAGTCATCGGTCATGACCTCCTTGTTGACCAACGATGAGAGATAGGAGTCTTGTATGTCAATCTTCCTCATAGCCGTATATTCCTTCAGCTCCGATATGGGAATAGACTTGAGCAGATAAAACAAAGACTTGTTCTCCACATCCTTTTTTATCTCATCATTGGTAAACTTAGGCAAGGTGAAATACCATTTGTCGCCCAAAGGGAACGTGTTGTAATGAATGCCGAATCCTAATGTGTCGGGAGAGAATATGCCGTAGTTAATACGGGTGTCTGATGTTTTATACTTTGCCTTGTGGCAGTGTTCGTCATCTATCTTGTCGTATCCGCTTTGCTTGTATGTGTAAATAGGTGCGCTGATGAAAATGTCGACACTCTTTATGATGTCGCTGAAATCCTCCAAGGCAGACGCATCGGACAACGCATTGCACAAAAGTCGGCAAGGTGTGCAACTTATGTTTATTTTCGTTTCAGTGTTGCCCACAGCCAATTCGGGTGCGATAAGATACATAGGTTCAAAGGTGCTTGGAGTCATAAGGATAGGAGCCGAGTGCATCGTGAGTGTCGTGCCGTCATAAAGACGATATGCGTATCTCACAAAGAAAGGGAATATGAACTGTCCATACTTGGTGTTGTTGGCGATGACCATATTCGCTATTACGCACAACTGCTGTTCCAAATCCCTTTGGTTCTCCTCCCTCATCCAATCCGAGCTCTGTGCCATATCCCACTTCGTTTTGAATGTCAGTTTATTGGGGAGACTCTCGCTCTCGTCCAACGACCAACCCTTTATGTAAGTGGACTCTTGCAAACCGAAACGCAGGTTCGGTTCTGGGAGATGAGTGCCGAGATTCTTATAGACGAACACACCCGTGTCCTTGTCTTCTTTCCAAAGGAAATAGCGCATTTCGTTTTCAGAATAGGCGATGAGCGTGTTGCCCACACTCACGATCTTGGGGAGACCGGCTACATATCCTATCTCCTTGAAACCGCTGTCGCCGTCTTCCGCTGTTGGCGACGTCTGATAGTACAGTGTGTTGTCCTTGAAGAAGATGTAGTGTTCGCCTTCTGAAGTCACGGAATGCACGAAGAGTAGTCGGTACTTGTCGTTGACGTTCCATAGGCATTCACCTTTGCCGACCGCCTTCAACTCGCCTTCTTCCGGGATAAGGTTCACAAGGTGCGACATCACTCCGTCTTGTGCGCTATAGTCTGAAGGAGCATTGGAGATGCCCACAAATTCAATGTCTTTATTCATCATACAGATTGTTTCTCGTTATCAACGGCAGAGCCGTCCCAATGTTGTCCACCTCCACTGCGGAACCCACGGGCAGGTGAGCCTCCCTCTTTCCGCACAGAACGATGATTTTCTTTGCCAAGTCGTAGAAATTGGCACGGAGGAAATTGCTTCCGAAGTTGACCTTACGGCACACACCGCGGAATTTTCCTTTCACATTTCGTTCAGCGACATAAAGATAATATTCACCGCCCGCGTTCCACACATTGATGGCATCGCCGGGGTGCAGACCGAGAGTCTTGCTGACCCTTGATGTTATGTCTATCTGTCCGTTCTCACGGAAGTATATATCCGGTTTTCTTGTTTCCGCCATTCTCATTTCCTTAAAATTTTGAAGTAGTAAAAATCCTTGCATCGGCATCGCACCACTTTCTTCCTTGCAGTCTTGCCACACTCTATCCCATAGTCATAATAGATGCGGTTGACGGAAGGACACGTTGCGTTGAAACCGATGGTGTTGTGCTGAAAGTTTTTCTGCAACGGAGCGAAGGGGGTGTCCTTGCCCACAAGGTCGGGATGGTTAACGCAGAACCCATACTCCCGTCCATCCGAGAACATATGAATCTTATTCTCATCCACAATATCAGCCATCACTATCTCCGCCAAGCGCGGAGATAATGTGACTGAGTTATCTGTATCATCCAACACGACATACAGTCTGTTAAGCATCTTGTCAAGAATCCGTCCAATCATCGTTTTGTATTTGGGTAAATCAATCTACTGCGGAAACTTATGGTTTCGATGTATGAGAACGACAAGTTTCCAGTTTTCAAATCACGCATATGCCGTTCCGCGTCAGCCTTGTTATCAAAAATGAAACTGCAAATCTCATATTTTCCGGTTCCTTTGGTGTTGACTATGTTGGCATAATACTTATACCCCAGAAGGTATGATATTATTCGTTGAATCAAAGACATTTCCATAAATAAACTTTTTACTAAGGTAATAATTAATCGCCTATCAGACAACTTTTTTTGTTAATCTTAAAGCTCCGTTTTCTCGTTTACTCGTTCGAACCGCTTGCACGCAGGGCGCATCTGTGACGCGTTGTATGAAGGCCACTTGCATCTGCCTTTTGCGGCGACCTCATATCTGTAGTTGGCGCACACTCCGCAGCAGCGGAACTTGTCCGCCTGTGCCACGCTGATACCCTTCAACTCTCTAATGGCAGCGTCAATGCAAGCCTCCAATGCCGCCCGCTTGCGTTTGTTCACTTCGTTCACCTGTGCTGCTACGCTCTTCTCCTCGATGGCGATGCACGCTTTTTGTATCGCTACGAGGTTGTTAATGCTTGGCGGAGTGATTTTCAGCGGCACTTCCGCACACGCGGCTGCAAGACGTTCTGTGTATTCCTCGGCAAACTCAATCGCCATAAGCGAGAGAAACCTCACCACCTCACTCTGTGCGTTTATGTCGGAATCGTCGACATCATAATTGAGCGAGCGGATAAATTCCTCCACGTTAAGGCGGAGGAGCGAGAACACCTTCTTCGTGTCCTCGAAGAAGCGGTATTCGAGGAACTGCATCAATTGCAGTTCCGCACCGAACATTCCTCCTGTCAATTCCTTATTGAGGTCACGAATTGCGTTGCCGAGGTCGCAACTGACACGCTTGTAGATAAGTTCTCCTTTGTCGTTGGTTTTGAAGTTGAAGCACAGATAGCGGAGCCGTTCCGCCTCACGGATCGTGAGCAGTGCGATGAAGAGTGGTTTAAGCACGAGGTTTCTGACCTCGCAAGGTTGGAGCGGTTTTGGTGGCAGCTCCGAAGCTACAGCAGTGCGTCTTGCGGTCGCTGCCGTCAGTCTGATAGGAAATAGTATCATTGGCATTCGTTGATAAATCGTTCTTGTTGTTTATCGAAAAAAGATTTGTTTATCTCACAACCTACAAAATCAAAGCCGAGATTATACGCGGCTATCCTTGACGAGCCACTGCCTAAATGCGTGTCAAGAATCTTGTCACCTTGCTTTGCAAAGGTCTTAATGAGATATTCGTATAACGCCACAGGTTTCTGCGTTGGGTGTATACGTTTCTGTCTGTAAGAATAACTGAATAGTTTCGCTGGCGCCTTGAACGATGTCCACAAGTATTCGCACGCAGAGAAGTTTTTCCACGGCTGTCGCTTGTCCCACACTATGAAACATCTGCAAGGAGGAAGATTGAAATAATTCCCACCGCAAATTATCTGATTCTTCGACACGCGGAACAACTCCTGGAAATATTCATCCGTAGGCGGAATATCCCATTCCATCGGCATTGTGTTCAACACCCTTATACGCTTCTTGCCTCCCGTAATACCCACGCCACTCGCTTTAAGACCATAAGGAGGATCGACAATGGCTAAATCAAAAGCCTTATCGGGGAGAGTGTGCATATACTCTATGCAGTCAATGTTGTACGCTATATTCATTGGGAAAAAGAAAGGGAGGAAACCGATGCTTCCTCCCTGTTGTCCTCTGGTGTTAAAGTTTTTTTATCTACAATAGTAGAAATTCTGAATCGATTTTTGTTTAAATCCACAGCCTTTCGGCTGACTCCCTTCGGACACCACAAAGATAGTGCAGAGAGTATCGTAAATACAAAAACTTTAACCCAATTAACAGAGGGAGGTTAATAATGTTAAATAAAATCGTAAATGGCAATATCGCCTTTTGGGTTCTGCTTGTTCTTCTTGTTGCGCCTCCACGCATAGGCGAACGGCATAAGCTTCTCGTACCATCGAGCGTCCTCCATCATGGAGCCTACGTACTGGGTAAGGTTCGGCTTGTAGTCAAACTCCACAATCTGCGCCCAGTCGCCCTTGCGGTTGCCACCGAAGAAGCGTATCAACTTGTTTTTACTCCACGCTTGGCAGAGCTCCTTGAAGTAGAAAACGTTGTGGTTTTGCTTGTCTGGGTCTTCGAGAATCAGACGGACAAAGGCACGTTGACCATCGCGGAGTATCAGTTTGTCCAACTGCGTCAAGACATCAATAAACTTAACCTTGTGCGTGCATTCGTAGAGTCCGTGAGCGAAGTAGGGTTCGCCCTGCTTGGTGAAGCGGATGCGCAAGTCAAAGCATCGTGCGCCATCGTTCCACTGCTGCTCGATGGTCTTGCGCTGACACCGAGCGAACGGAATCATAAACCATCCATACCACTTCTGCGGTCGGAGATAAGTCATTGAATTGTGTGTGCCGATTATCGGCGTTCCTTGTTTCTGTTCCATTAATCAAAATATTGTGCGCATCGGAAGCCTTTGCGCGGTTCGAAATTCTTAAAATCCACAGAGGTGAACAATTCACGTTTGTTCACCAAGCGAGCCGTATCGCATACTATTCTAATATTCATATTTCTTCAATCAATTTTAAATTCAAAAAGTAATTCCTCTTGCCGAGCAACTGACGGACGCACCTGCATTATAATCATCTCTATATTTTCGCTTATCTGAAAATATAAGCGTTGTCGCTCTGCGCCTCTGTTCAGCAACAAAACTCTTCCGCCTGTCGCTTTTGCCAACTCGCACAAGAGGAGCAGATATTTCGGCTTGACGATTGCGTCGGCAATCTTAACCACGCCTTTTCGCTCAGAAAAACTGTATCCGCCACATATTGGACATACTCCTGTAATCTCATGATCATTTCCGAGTCTATCAGTGTATGTACCACTGACCCTTCCAATACCTCCACACTCTTCGCAAACGGTCAAAAAGTCTCCCCAAGCGCCGTATTTTTTGCTCTTTAATTTTTCTTGCAATTGCTCGATATCCACCAAGCAGTTGCAAGTCTTAGAGGGAAAACAATGATCAATATCAATTTGCTTAGTTAGTGGCGAGTAACCGCCGTTGTTTCCTTGCGACTTAACTCGTATCAACGAATATCCGTCCGTTGCGACAATCCATTCGCCATACACAAACGGCTTCTTGAAACATTCGTGAAATTCAGAAACTTCGACTGCGAGCTTCTTCAACACGCTCTTAATCTCTTTTTTCATATTTTCATCCTCCTTAATACTCTTTAAAGAATTGAACCAAATCGGGGCAATTAGCCGCGATGTAAGTCAGAAAAATTTTGCGTTCAAACTCTGATAAATTGTCAAATACATATTTAACTAATTGTTCTGTTGATGACAAATTGTCAAACGCATCCTCTATATTTATCTCAAAATCTGTTAGCATTATAGATTCATCCTCCTAATCTCGTTAATTTGGTTAATAACTTCAGCGACTGAATTGTCGATTGAAAACTTATGGATAAGCGTGCCGCCGTTGACGATGTACAACGATCCGTCGATAAGTCTGACGGACAGGCTCGCGCACACTTCTTCGCTTCTTCTCTGCGCCCTCCGCCTCTGCTGGCGGAGGAGCCACATTCTGTATTGCTTGATCATTGCTTTAGTTTTTTATAAAAAAATCTTGTTGTAAAGTTCGGCAAATTGCTTGCCGAATTGCGCGGCGCGCGCGGACGATTTGAAGCAAAGCCGAGAACTGATATGCGCACACGCAAGCGTGGGCGTGCAAGCCGTATGAGCAAATACGAACCCCGCAGCATCCTTGTCATATTTGAACCAAGGACACCACTTCTCTTGATGCCAATCCGAGAAATCTGGTACAAAGTCATCTTCCTTGTTCCACGCCTCTGCGATGGTGAACAATTCATTCAAGGCAATCAACGCTTCAATGTGCATGGGGTTGATGTCGGTTACAAGTTTTGCAACATCTTCAAGATTGGCAACTTTTTCAGAATGTTTTCTTTTTACAACGTAGAAGTCCGCGTTCGGCTTGATGCCAAGTGCTTTTCTTGCGCTATCAAAATCCGTAATGACTTCGTTTATTTCCTTGCATTCTACTTCGACAAGGACAAAATCGAACGGCGACAAATGATTGTCAACGTCCCAACTTTCATTGTGGTAGCTGAGGTATCTCATCAACTCTCTTCCTGCTTCTTTACGTGAATTGTGGATGGCTCGCATAACAGTCTGTTCGCTTCCATCCGCGTTTTTTATAATGTACTTTTTCATTTTTTATTGATTTAGAAATTCTAAAAGTTCTTCCGCTTGGCTGAGGGCGAAATCTGAGTCGGAGCCTTCATCGTATTCCTTGACAGTCACCCAGCCGTACCATTTTCTCACCTGCACCGCATAGGTGGTGATGCTTGACTGCACGGTTGGCAGTCGGTCGCTGTGCGTGAAGCACGCATAGATTCTCGGTCTTATCCTGTACCTCATTCCTCGCCTCCTTTCTTCAGAGCGTCAATCAGAGCATCCGCCAAATCAACGGCAATCTCCGCATCACCCTCCTCGGTTAGTGATCGACGCTCTTGTGGAAGCATCATCCTATGCACGAATATATCCTTTGCTATCTCATACCTGCGCTGCTCCCAATCTGGGGAGCGCAATGTCTTGGCGATGCTCACCACCGCCTCCGCCTGTCTTTGTTCCAATACGTTCATTGTCTTTTAGTTTTGTTAGATTATGTCAAAAATGTCCAGTTGCTTTGGTTCTGTCACTCGTCCAGAGGGGAAGAACAATTGCTCGAAGATATGTTCCATACAGGCGACCACAATTGAATTGCCTGCGAGCTTGTATTGCTGGGATTCCGAGATGTACATCGGCTTCCCGTTCTTCCTGTGACCCTTGACGTAGTTTTTTATTTTGTAGTAGTCTTCATCGTCGACATCCATCAGACGGAAACACTCGCGCGGAATAAGTCTTCTGATGCGATATGGGAACGTGTCGCCGTAGACGTTGTTAGGTCTGGCGGACGTGAGGGTTGACCCCACGGATTCGGCGAACTCGGTCTGTAGTTCTGCGACACCGCTTTTCGCTTTATCCTGCCTATAAGGGCGCAGATTGTTGTCCTTATCCACCGACACTCCGCAAGGCTGACGGCGAACCTCCTCCGCTACTCGGCGAACCTCCTCCGCTACTCGGCGAACCTCCTCCGCCTTCGGCTCCAGGACTGCGTTTTCCTCGCCCGTGAGGAGAGTGCCGATGATGTCGCCCTTGTTGCCCTGTACTCGTCCTCGGCGAGTACAGGATGACGGCTGGGAGATGTTGACCGCACCGTACTCCTCCACCTCCGCAAAGCCTTCCCTTGTGTTGGCTTTGATGCGCAAAGGCTCAAGCAGCATATTGTCCTTCTGCACGCTTGTTTCTTCATTTCTCATTCTGTTTTGGTCGTAATCTTCCACGATGACCACCCCCCCCCCTATATCCGTGGTTGCGGATGCATCGTGCCACTCCGTTGCAGGATATGATGTCCTCGCTTCTATATCCCGTCTTCTCGATCACTATAACCTTGTCTGTTTCCATTTTCCTCGTCTGCTATAGTCACTATACTTCCGTGGTTCAGCATCACCGTCGGAGAGATTCCGTCAGTACCGATGACGATACCGCTTATCTGACTCTTCGGATAAAGCCTTCCGACACGGTTTATTTTTCTTGGATGTAATTGTCGTCGTTCCTCATTCCGCCCGACAGTATTGTCTTCGCTATACCCTCCCCCTCGGTGTACTCAAACTTGTGGTTGGTGGTGGTTTCGGCGTTCCATTTCAAGCGTCCAAGAATCACGTCAGTTTTAAGATAGTATCTATCCTCGACACTCTCACCGTCGTGGTATGTGACAAGTACGTCCCGGAGCCGCCGCTCCAACGGGAACGGCTGAGGAAAATCATACTTGATGCCGCTCGGGAACAACTGTGGGAACTTGGCGGACGCATCCTTGCGGATGCTTAACGCGAACACCCTCACACGGTTCTGCGGAACACCGAAATCTTTGGCGTTTATTTTCTTCCAAAATGTCCTGTAGCCTTGCTCGTCAAGGTAGTCTATCCATCGCTGGAAGTCGGGCATAAACTTCTTGGAAGCCAACGCCGCCACGTTCTCGAGTAAAAGGAATGACGGACGCTTCGTCTCTATCGCCCTCCTGCACTCCCATAGCAATGATGAGCGCGAACCACTGCCTTCCCGCAAGCCTCGCTGAAGTCCGGCATTGCTGATGTCCTGACAAGGGAAGCTGTAGGTGAACAAGTCGAAGTCAGATACTCGCTCCCAATCGACCTTGCTTATGTCACCGTGGTTGCATTCGGCATACTCCGGAAACACGGCATTGTGGGCGGCTATTGCGTTATCGTCAATCTCGCTCCATCCGACAAGCTGGAAATCCGCACCGCCAGCGTGGCGCCGTGAGACTCGGCGCAGAGCCATCATCTGCGAGCCGTATCCAGCGAAAGCCTCGAACACTCTGATTCTCATATCAATCCGTTGTTGGTGCTTCCGAAACCGCCTTTTCCGCGCTCGGTCGCTTGGTTGAACAACTCTTCATCATCCACAACCTCGACACCCTCATAACTCACGGGAGTAAGCACGAATTGCGCCACCTTCATTCCTGGATGAATTACTTCTATGCTTCTGCCGACATTGATGAGATGTATGTATATCTCGCCTTGATAGTCCTCGTCGACAACGCACGCTCCGACAACGAGCGTTCCTTTGGGGGTGTTTGCCTTTGGTGTCAGACCGACACGCCGCATAGCGTCTGTGGATGTCGCCACGCTGGAGCGGTTCATCGCAATCAGCGCGTAGCCGTGCGGCACTTCCGCCCTTATACCGCTCGGCACGAGGATGTCAGTCCCCGATGTCAGCCGAGCCGTGAAGCCTTTCGGCACGTAGAAGTCCAGCCCTGCCGAGCATTCAGTCCCTCTTGTGGGGGTCTTCACCTCCCTAATCTTCGTTATCTTCATCTGTTTCAAAAAGTCTTTTTTGATAATGTTTCTCACTCATCCATTGCTTATAAGTCATCCTTGATATCCACATATCGAAACTCTCTTGGGCGGACAATAATTTATAGGTCGTATTTGTCCATTTGTTCTTTATGAGCCAGTCAATTGTCTCCATCCACTTCTTCTTCACGTATGGCCACCGCTCAATGTCCTTTAGTTTATTTCTGTACGAGGCCATCGGACAGAGTATGCACCCGATGCGTGTATACCCTTGGTCATATAATTCACAGTGCGGCACCTTGACAACTTCGTTTAGAAACTCCCACACATTGCGCTCTGTCCAGTGTAGAATGGGCGAGATGATAATCTTATCACGCCCACGTATACAGGCTACCATTTCCTCTTCGTGTTTTGAGAATTGATCAAAAGTCTCAGATATTTTGAAATTGCTCGACGTGATTTCGTCACGCTTGCTGCGTCTAACCGACTCTTCTCTTCTGATCCCCACAAGAGTCACCTTGCCCACACCGCCAATCTCCTTGTACTCGGCGCAACACCACCGAGCTTTTGCAGTCGGTAAGATGCCTTTCTTCTTTGCCATATCGTATATGTTTATTCTCGGAGGCACGCGCACCACGTCTGGATACTGACGCTTCACGAACCGCACCACTTCGCCGGGGTCAACCGACGTGAAATTCATATATGCCTTGAATTTCACGTTTGCCATCTGCGCAAGATGGTAAATCGTCTGACTGTCCTTGCCTCCGCTGAAAGCGAGATAAAAGCCGTCATCGGGGTCAAACCTCAGAGCCAGAGCTTCCGCCTTCCGCAACAGTGCAATGCTGTAGTCTATTTTTTTCTTAAATCGTTTGTCATCTGTTTCTAGCTATTTTAATTGTTCTTGGATCGATTCTGACAATTCGCCCTCCCTCGTCACGCTTGCGCAGGACAGGAAGCAACTCAAGAGCCTTGCGGCGGCTCAATCTCAAGTCAGCCTTTGAGTTCTCTATAACGTCGTAGTTCATAATCAGTACAGTTTGTTGAGTTCGTAAGCCTTGATTATTCTTCTCACATCCCTCTGCGTCATTAGGTAATCCTTGGCGATGACACTGACGGGAATGGATAGCATATACGCCTTGTAGACATCCTTGTGAAGAGGGAATCGGATGTCAAGCATCTCCACAATCATTTTCTGTTTGGGGGAGTAGTGCGCTATGGCATCGCGGAAAAAAATAGTCCACCGCCTCACTCTTGGCTTTGAAAGCCATCGCCTCTTCCTCCGGAGTGTAGTAGTTTTCGTTCCTCATAGCGCAGCAGGATTTTTGCTTGACGCTGAAGGTTGACCAAGCGAAGGTTGTTCTTGTCGAGGGGAATCTCCACGACCGCCCTCGCGCACCGCATCAGCAGTCTGTAGTTGTTTGTTGAGATAGTCTTCATACGCTCTTGCCTGTCCTTGCAGGTCGTTGATGGTGTGCAGGCATCGGATGATGTCGTTGAGTTCCCCTTCGTCGAGATGCGCCCAGTCGTTGGCTATCGGTCTGAGAGCCGCCTCCGCCATGAGCAGCGCAGTGAGGAACCTGCTGTTCACACGTTTATCTTTTTGAATCTGTTCTTTCATTTTTTTTTGGGTTAAAATGGTAGTTGTTCCCGATTTGCCGTCACCATCGTAGCCGTTGGCATATCGGCAAGGTCGGAGAATCTTGTGTATTGCTTCTCATAGGCAGCGATGAACGATGTCGTACCCGTATTTCTGCCTTTAGCAACGATGATCTCCGCAGTGCCGTCGGTGCTGACATTGGCGAACCTGTCCTTGTAGGCAAGGTTCTTACCCTCCGTCTTGTAGTACTCGGGGCGGTAGACGAATATCACGTTGTCGGCATTCGACTCAATCTCACCGGAGCCACGCAGACGGGCGAGGGAAGGGTAGGGGTTCATGCGGTCACGGCTGAGTTGGGAGAGCAGAATGATACTCACGTCAATCTCACCGGCGAGCCGCTTCAGAGTAGCGCAGATGTCGCCAATCTCCTGCACACGGTTGTCAATCTTGCCCATAGAGATGAGCTGGAGGTAGTCGATGACAAAGAGTTTCGCCTTCTTGCGGTAGGCAAGCTGACGAATCCACGCGCATATCTTCGCCACGCTCTGCGCCTTGCGATTGAACCACATAGGCAGCGTTCCCGTCCTCTCCACTGCGGCGCCCACGCGGTTGTAATCGTCCGCTCCGAGCCGCTTGTAGAGGATGTCAGAGGAAGACACCTGCGCATCGCCCGACACCATACGTGCCGCAAGCTGCATCACCGACATCTCCAGCGTCACCACCCCCACACCGACACCCGCGGTGGCGGCATTGAGGGCGAACGTCAGCGCAAGGGAAGTCTTGCCCATAGACGTTTCGCCGGCGATAATTGTCAGGTCTGTTGTGTGCAGTCCTCCGCGCTCGTCTATCCCTTTAAGCCCCACGGGGATTTCCGGTGCGTTGTGCGTCCGTGACTGATTGTCGAACACGTTGCGCATCACCTCGTTGCAAGCCTCCTCAGCCGTCACCATTTCCGTGGTGTTCGACACAAGGCAGTTGGCAATCTCCGAGTTGAGCCGCTGGAGGGTCGTCTCTGAAGGCTCGAGCGGTTGCATAAGTAACTGCTGCGCCTCCATAATCGCGGCAAGCGTGCGCCTCCTCACAAGCAAGTCGGTCAACAGTTCGTCCGTCCCACTGGCGGAAGTCACGGGGCGAGCACACTGCTCGGAGAATGCAAGGAATGCCGCCTTGTCCACCGTCATCAGCCGTGCCGTCACCGCCATCATATCGGCATCGCCTCCGTTGTTGCGGATGTACAGCATCGCCTCCCATATCGTGCGGTTCTCAGGGACGGTGAACACCTCGGGGTCAAGGACATCGGCAAGACGGTAGAACTCACCGCTGTTGGTGACGCAGGCACTAAGCAGATTGGCTTCCGCTTCCGGGTTGCATAGGCTGTTCATACTCTGGTGGTTTATATGATTCCTTGAAGTTCTTCATTCTCTCAAAAATCTCCTCCTCAAAGCGCGGAATGCCGATGAAGAACGGCTTGCCGTTGCCGACATCCTGCATATAGTGCCGACCGAAGGCGGTGAAAATCTCGTCATCGTAGCCGAGAGCGTCTATGTGCGGAGCCATAAGGTCGTAGAGGAACTCGTTCCACGCCGGCGGCTGGGCAAGTTCTCCGTTAGCTCTACGGATGTTTAGGAGCGAATCAGCGTGCTTCTTCGCATCCTGCAAGGTCTTGAAGTCCTGCCCACGCTCAATCCAGCCACGCTTGATGGTGTGGATCTGCACGGCAAGTCTGTCACGGGGTAGGTTGTACTTGTAGCACATAGCCTCCACCCACATATCCTCGCCCATCAAGACATCCTCAATCTCCGACACAGGGATAATCTCCGTTGCCGTCGGCGATGTCGGTTTTTCTCTTTCTTTTGCTACAACGTAGTCGTAGTTTTCTTTCTCTTCAGGGACTTTTTCTTCTGGGGTAGTAGAGGGTGTGGGGGAAGAAGGGGTTTCTTCTTTTTCGGAAAAACAATTCAAATCAATTGTTTTATTTGTTTTTATTTGTTTTTTTTGTTTTTCAATTGTTTCAGAATTGTTTTCGATTTGTTTTTTTGTCGCATTGCGGTTTCCTTTTGGAGCCCCACGCTTGCTGGGGATGTCCATTCCGTCCACAATCTGGCTATATATGGCAGTCAGAAGGAAGTCCACCTCGAAGGACAAACCTTCCGGCATAGACTGTTCCTCCACGATTGTCCGAATCGCTGAATATGCTTCCGCCTGCTGCTCGGGTTTGAGCTTGGATATAGCGTTCATCCATTCTGTCTTGAATACAAAATCCATATTGCTTACTCCTTGTTGTTAATAGACACTGAATGGTCGTTCAGTTGTCTGTGGTAGGTCAATCGTTTCTCTTTGATAAGTCTGCGTAGAGCCGCAAGCGTCTCTTCACGTACAGCGTTGTGTATGGCTGTGAACGGCACGAGCGCAGGAGGATTCAGTTTCTCCTGCATCTGTGCTATCATCTTCAATAGTGCGGAATCGTCAATCATATCTTGTATATTATTGGGAGGTTCGCTGAAGTCCACGCAAGAAGCATAGCGTCACGCTCCTCCTGGTTGCTCCGCTTGGCAGTATAGCCGGTGATGGCGCATATTTCCTCGTGGGTGATTTTGCGGTCTTTGCCTTTCCATATCTTGCGCAGAGGCGGTTGGAGACGTACATCAAGGCTGAAGTGCCGCGCGATGTCGGCAATGTCGATGCCTATCTGATGGTTGCGCCCCACGTGGTAGCCTTTCTTCGCCGCCACCGCCTTGCTGTCGGAAGGCAGTGAATGGAAGTTGTGGGCAGTAGCCCACGAAGCCTCCACCACCACGCTGACCGTCAACGTTGGGTGTTCGTTGCGCACTCTGCGGAGGTAGTCCATCAGCGCGGGAAGCGTCATTGTGGTTGCGTCAATTCTCTTTGTTCCTCTGATGAGTGTTGCGACACCGCTTGCCTCCACGTCCGGGTCGATGCCGATGATAATGTCGTGGTCTGTCATAGATACTCCTTTCTTCTGTTGATTTCAATTTCCGCCTGTCTAATCATATACTCTTCCTCTGGAGTGGGGATGTACCAACCTTCGGTGGCCGCCCAGTTTCTGAAGCGTTCTATTGCCGTTGTCATATCCTCTGTTGACAAGTCTCTGCTTGATTTCAGTGTCCTCACGTTCTGTTTCAACCGGGTGTCATAGCGTCCAGTGACGAACAAATCTGCGTTACAGTGCGCCTTGAAGTAGTACCGCTTCACGTAGTCCATCGTGTTGCCCGTCTCCATTGCCACAATGCCGATACAGACGTGCAGGTAGCGGTTCTGTGGGTCGCTACGTTGCTTCCTCTCGGTCAGTTCTACCGATGGCGAGTGCTTGTCAATCAACGACTGCAAGTGCACCTTTGCACGCTCACAATCGTAGGGATTGGAAAGGTCGAACAACATAGTCCGTTAGAATGGAAGATCGTCAGATGATGCAGACGGAGCCGCCTCAATCTGTTCTGTGGTCGGCTGGCTTGGCATAGGCTTCAGCTCCGAGAAGTCGCCGATGTAATAATTTTCGCCCTCCACCTGATGGTCTTTCGGCACACTCACCTTCATTGAATGGGTGTAGGTGCGCTCACCGAATGTGGACGGGGTCTTGCGTTCCCACAGACCGACATTGAGGAATATGTGTTCTGTGCCGTCCTTGCACATTACTTTTTTGAAAAATCTCTTTGGGACTTTGGTTAAGTCGATTGATCCAGTGTAGTTGCTCATAATGCTGTGATTCTTATTGATGGTTTTACTTTTGTTGTCTTGATGTATTCTCTATAGACTTCAGGATGTTCCTCTTTGAATCTCTTGGAGTCGAATGTTTCTTTGGTGGTGGGGTCGATGTAGGTAAGCCGCATATTCTCGGTTTCCCATTTCTTCACACCAGCCTTCTCCATCTCGCCCTTCATCCGCTCGGAGAACGTCTTCACCTGCTCCTCTATCTCTTTCTTCTTTGCGAGCAGGTCAAGGATCTGCATCTCCATCGCCTTGTAGCGGTCGGGCAGAGTGTTGACGCTCGGAAGTGGGTTGACGAATTGCCGTCCTTCCACCTCGGCGGCGAGGAGAGAGTCGACAACCGCATCGTCAATGCGGTCAATGTCGGTAATCTCAGCTTCTTCCCCACGGAGCCAGATAGCAAGCAGACCGACAACCTTACAGCCTGGGTTCTGCCGCTCGAAGAATGTTGCGTAGATGGACAGTTGCCAACGCACCTTGTCCTTATTGAGGACGCGGCACGTCTTTATGTCGCCGAGGATATATTCCGTGTCGCTCACCTTGTATACCTTGTCGATGGACGAAGCGAAATGCTCGTTGTCGCTGACAAGGTATTCGCTTTCTATCGGCTCCAATTCACGCTCCTTGATTAGCCGTTGGTAGTTGACCACCTCCGGAGTGTCGTTGGTTGTGCCGAAGTCGTCACAGAACTCCACCTGTGCGTGGATGTTGCTTCCGCGGTCGGCAGCGTTGATAAGCACTGCCTTTGGGACGTTGGTGTACTCATCGGGGAACAACTGTCTTTCAATCATACCCGTGATGCCCTGCAACGCCCTCCCGTCGGGCGCGGTATAGGTATGCCCGACGGGGTCAAATATTATATCTGAATATATCAACATATTAGCCTTGTTTTATTTGTTTTTTTCTTGTTGTGCACTCGTTGAGGAAGTCAGTATCCTTGCCATATCTCGTCTCATACTTCTTGTAGATAGCGTTAAGAGCGGCTAAGTCAGGAGCTTTCCTCGCCTCCGCTATCGCCTTCGCCTTGCCTTTGTCGAAGTCCTTGCCGTTGGCGGCATCCTGGCCGTTGTTCAGAGCGTCTGCGTCTTTGGTGTCGTCGATTGCGAACAAGCCGTTGAGCGCGTATTTTCGCGCATAGGATGAAGCAGAACCTGTCACTTGGCTTCCGTCCATTTTCGCTCGTTCTTCTGGCTCCCGAGCGAATGCCTGGTTGGGCAGCGATCGTTCTCCGTCAGTCAGTGTCGCGGTCGCCTTGACATAGTATCTGTCTCCAATCATCACAATATCATCGGTGATGATTAGACACAGCCCCTCGGCTTTGAGGAGAGGCTTAACCGCCTCGAGGATGTCCTCGCAACTGCGGTAATTGAAGCCGCCGAAGTCGTTCCGTTGATTCTTCGGTGCTTTGAGCTGGGACTGCACCGCAATCACACGCTCGATAAATGTCTTGTCTGCCATATCTATATAAGTTTTTTATTTGTCAGTATACAAAGCACTTTCGTGGAGGCGAGGAACGATGCCAACGCCCCAGCCTTGATGAGAGCGAACGGCAATAGTGCCGCACTCTCGTCCTCGTTGCAGAGGAGGACGATGCTGACTCCCATCCACACGGTCATCAGCAGGTAGATGATTAGTTTCTTCATATATTTATTTTTTTTTAATTGTCTGATAAAAAGGAGACTATCCTCACAGACCGCCTCCCTGAAAAAAACCATTGTCAATAAATGATAAAGAAAGTAATAGTCGGCTCGGAGGAATCGAACCTCGCCCAGGTCGTAGAGAATTGGATAAGAAGTTGTTAATAATTGACGACCGAAGCCTGCCAGTGCGAGCCGTGATGCCTCCCATATCCGTCACGGACGGAGAGGTAATAAAATACAGTCATAAAAAGAAAGTGTGTGGCAGAGGGGGGAATCGAACCCCCTACAAAAAAACAAATATCAACTAAACTCAATTACTAAACTCAATCATACTCTACTAAATGGGAAATGCGGAACCACCGCGCTCTGCCTTGTACCTCCTGCGCCCGTCACGGGTTCGGAGGAAAAAATTATGAGTAAAAATTGCTTTTATAAAGGGAATAGGAGCGGTGGGAGGACTCGAACCTCCCTCGGCACCTTGCCACCGCTCGGAATATATAGAGTGAGCAGTCAATTGCTCTGTAAGGAGTGCTGCTCGTTTGTTGGTTGTATACACTGCGGCGTCATAGGCTCGCCGCGTAGCCTCAGCACCTGTTGCATAGTCGGTGCTGACCACATCCGCAACGCCAACTCACACACTCGGCTGGAATGCTTATTGTGTGCGACTCGTTGCGGTCGTTATGCTTTTATTCAATACGTCAATGTACTCTTTGTAGGCAGGATGGGACTCGAACCCATCCGTATACCATACTGCCTTGTGTCTTACTCGTAGTCGTCTGCGTCGGAACACTCGAATCCGACAGCCTCGCAGAACTTCTCAGCATCACCGAGGAGATGCTCTTGCCGAAACTCGTCTATCACCATTGGGGATATTTCCCAACCTCTGTATTGATACCAGTTGCACTCTACGTATAGAGTGTAGTGCTTTCCATCCTCACCGCGGACGGGGGTTGATACTTCGGTGTAGTTGTCCTGCTCGCCGGCTATCGCTTCTCTGCATTGGGCGGCGGCTTGAACGAAGGACATCCACATTATAGATATAGGCTTGCGGTCTTCGAGAATCTTGATGTTCTCCTCGTATTCATCCGCCCATTCAATCAGGGCTTTTGCGGCAGCCTCATCTGCTTCTCTCACTTTCGGTGCGCCCTCTCGGAGAGCCGCTTCAGCGGCTTTGTAGGCTTCAAGCCGCTTCGCCCAGACCGTGGGGCGGTATATACGTCTTACGTCTTCTTCCATATCTATGTCCATTCACAAGTGTTGTTGTAATCTTCAATCTCTTCCCATAGATCATTCAGGTTCTCGATACCTACCTCTTCCCCGTCCATATCGCAGGCGGTGATGTCAAGGATAATGACTCCGTAGGCGTCCTCTCTGTTTTCGGGCTCCGTGTAGGTTGCTGCGCGGAAGTACCTGTTCTCCGCCCACATATTGTACTTGATTGTGACGGCTATTATGTCGTCAACCTCGGTGTCCCATTCCCATTCCTTCCACGGACGGGAGAACGCATCCGAATAGGACTCGTCAATCTCTTTTTTGAATTCTTTCGCGATTTGCGCGATTTGCGCTTCGCTCAGTAGGACACTCTTTAATTTTTTTGTCTGCATTGCTCTATATGTTATTGGTTAGTTAATGACTGAACACCTTGTCAAGGTCGCTCTTCTTGATTCTTATTACGTTGCCGTTTCGTCCTGCGTGGAGCCATCCGCCACGAATGCGGTTGTGGATTGTTCCCACGCTGACGCCCACATATTCGGCAGCCTCCTTGATGGTGAGCAGAGCGTCTTCCTCCTGCGGTTTGACCGCTTCAAGCAGACATTCGCCCCAAGCGAGGAAAGCCTGTCGCAGTTGTTCGGTGGTCACTGAGATGGTGACGTTGACTCCCGAGGCGACTAAGTTGTTTAAGTCTGTGTGTGTCATAATATTCTTGTTATATAGGAACATAACTCCTTTGATGATTGGCGGATTGAGAATTTTTTACCGCTTCGTTTTGATAACGCCCAGGCGGTACCTCTTACGGACGTTGGCCCATAATCCCTCATCGAGATTGTCATCTTCTCACCCACCTCCAATGTGTCGAGGGTGTCGGTTAGACATATTTTTCTGATTTTTCTCATCTAATTCGTTTTATATTAGTATCTTTGTGGTCTGAAAATGTATTCAAGCGTTGTTTTATCGCTTTGAATACATCGCAAAGATAACAACAAAAATTGGTATAACCTACAAATTTACCAATTAAATTTGGTATTTATACAAATTTAACACTTATGCCGTTGGAAAAAGTTGATAATAAAGTTGGTAGATTAGCCGTGGCTTATGAATACCTTAAAAGTATTGGCAAGGCTCATAAGCAGCAAGATATTGCCGAGCAAATGAGTACAGATAAGGCCAATGTGTCGCGGGCGATGAATGGAGATGCGCGATATTTGACCAATCGGTTTCTTTCCCGATTTAATATGGCTTATGGTAATATTTTCAATCTTGATTGGCTTCTGCGCGGAGTAGGCGATATGTGTTGTAGCGACATATCAGAAGAGGAATTGCAGAGGCAGGTGGACGAGGCTAACGCAAGGGGTCAACATATCGATGACAACTCCAGCCACAACACGCAGACAATGACGGAGAACAATGATGTCGTTATCGGAATGTTGCGAGACCAGCTCGCTGAGAAGAACGAGGAAATCAAGTTCCTCCGCTCCTTGATTGCGGAAATGAATCAAAATAAATAATATTATGAGAAGGTTTTTCTTAGGGATGCATCTTATAGACTTGAAGATCGTGGAGGCACTGCACTTGCATAAGGACATCCACCTTTGCAGGAGAGTTGTGGGGTGGTCTCCTTTTGTTGGGGCGGCAATGATGATGGGGCATCTGTCTGCCCTTGTTTGTGGTTATCATTGGTCGCTTGCCAATGTCATAGGCAAGAGTTCCTTGATAGTATTCTTTCTGCTCTTGTGTCTGAGCGTCACGTTCGGATATTGCTGGATTCACAGAGCATTCCTCCTGTACAATTTCGTGGTAAATATTGTGTTGGAGGTTCAAAAGATTGTGCCTTTCGGAGACATTCTTGCTCCGTCGAGATGGATAATGCTCGGAGTGGGAGCCTCGTTGTTCCTGATTTATGTTAGATACAAATGGATTTTCAGGAATAAAAAGAAAAAGTAAAATGGATAAGAAGAAAATATTGAGATGGATAGCGGTGCCGATTGTGGCAGTCGTGGCGTGGTCGTTGGCGAACTGGATAGAGTTCGGATTGTTGCAATCCTTGCTTGATTGGCTTAGGACGCTGCATAACGACAATTGGTTCTGTCAGGCCCTTGTCCGCTTGGCTAATTCTAAATTTCCGGTCTTCTATCTGTGGGTTTTTATGTACGGCTTTCTCGTGGCGTGTGCGATAGGGGCGACTGTGCGTGTCGCTCCGAGCCACAAGCGGAGGGTGGCAGTTGTGGCTGCTGTATGTGCAACTGCGACTCCGATTGTGCAGGAGTTGTGCCTTGCCGACTTGTCATCAGTCAGTGCAGTGCTCAAGGAGGTGGCTCTTGCGTGGTATTGGATTGGGATAGTGCTGATCGGCTCGCTTGCGGCTTGCAAGGTTGTGTACGACAATTATGACAGATAGATGGGTGCTATAATCAGACTTACGCTCGTGGTGATGATGGCGTTATGCTCCATCTCCGCCTGCGCCCCGGAGCGGACGCATAAGAACCAATCGGAGAAGGTGTATGTGTGCCATGGACCCAAGTCAAAGAGATACCATAAAACTCCCAACTGCAAGGGTCTGTGCCGTTGTTCCACCGACATCAGGCAGATGACAAGGCAGGAGGCGGAGGCAAAGCACTACACCCCTTGCAAGATTTGCTACAAAAAAAGGGAGGCATAATCTGTCTCCCTTGTCTCTGTAACCCCCATGGGCTAATAACTCTCCATCCATTCGGTGTATGCGTCACATCCGCTGAGGCAGTCAGCCACATAGCCGGTGGTGTCCTGCTCGCACAGATACTCCCACACCGCCTTAGCCTCGGTCTGTCCTTCTCCTCGGTCGTAGGCTGTGGCGAACTCCTGCCACTCAGGAGAGGACTCCACTTTCGCCCACAACAACGGCTCCTCATCCGCAACGGAATTCATTAAGCAGAAAAAGGCATTGCCGCACCAGCAGGTTTTGTCGACAGCCTCGGTTGAGGCATAGGCGGCGTGGACTCCGAAGCCGCACATAAACATCGCTCCTGAGAGGAGAGCCGCTGAGATATATTGTCTTGTTGTCATTGTCGTTGTTGTTTTATTCGGTTGTCACTTTGTTTAGATCAATGTCAGGGGTGGCGGTTCGCTTCTTTCCGCTGCGTGTGGTGTAGCGTATCTTGCCTGTCTCATCGTCCACCCACTTGACAAGGGTGATCACCCCGGACTCCGCATTGCTCTTGCTCACGCTGACCTCCTTGCGGTTCACTCCGTCGCTCACCACAATGTAGTATTTGACGTTTCCTTTTTTTGTTTCGCCCTGATGTATGCGGGGCGACTCCATCGTGATAGTCTGTGACTCTACCCATTTCGCGCTTGCGGTGGATGCCATCAGCAGTGCCACCGCCAAGAAGATTGCTTTCATAATTTGTTGTTTAGTTGGTTAATATTTAAGTTGTTAGATGTTGCTCTTTTTACTACCTTTATACTTGACGAATAAGCCTATCGCCCAGACGGGGAAGGCTGCCGCCGCATATATTGCGGTAAGGTCTTGCGTGTCGGTCACTGCCGCCATCAGGGTGGCGGAGAACAAGGACAGGGATGCTGACGCTAATAATCGTATCATAGTTCTTTGACTTTTGAATTACACCTCAAAAGTAATATGTATAACTTTACTAACCAAATAAAAAGTAAAGAAAATGCGTTACGTTAACATTGTTTAGTAATTGGTATACGCATTACTATATATATAATGAGTACCTTTGTGCCATAAACATACAGATATATGGACAACCTTGACAGAATATTAAAGGCGAAAGGACTGACGAAGACGGCATTGGCTGACCGCCTTGGCATCAGGAAGCAGAACCTCAACGGACTCCTCAAAAACCCCACCCTCTCCACCATCAGGAGGATAGCGGATGCACTTGACATCAATCCGAGAGAGTTGTTTGCCGTAGGCGCGGACGAGGTGACGGCACTGATAGAGTGTGACGGAGAGTTGTACGTGGCGCATGATCTGCGCACACTCCGCCAATTGGTCGGAGATTTGGAAATATTGAAATCTGAGAGAGATGAGGCGCAGGGGTAGACCGTTCGGCACGGAGGTGGTCACCCCTCCGGAGGTAAGGAGAATATTTGATGATTTGGGAATACAGCTCCTCGCCACACGCAGGGCAAGGCATCTGTCAATAGCCGCACTCTCGGAGTTGGCATGCGTGTCGAATATGACAGTCAGACGAGGCGAACACCCTGCGGACTATCCTCGGTATCTTGGGCTCCATTCACTCGCCAAGATATGCAACGCTCTCGGCTGTGACATCGTCATCGTGCCACGCAGGAGGTGACTCCCATTGTGTGGGGACAAAAAAAAAGAGGATGCACGATATGTGCAACCCCTTTTCGGTGTGTGGTGTGGCGGTCTTGCTATCTTGGGATCAAGACCAGAGAGCAGTCAAGAGCCTCGCATAGGCTTAGTATCGTATTAAGACTTGCATTAAGGTTTCCGCCTTCAATCCGTGCTATGTTTGAGCGAGCGACACCGCTCTTCTTACTGAGGGCGACTTGTGACATCTCTTTGCTCGTCCTCGCTTGTTTTAGTGCCTTGCATAGGCGCATCCGTGCCTCTGCCTTGCAGACAAGCATATCGTTGTTCAATTCCATTTCGCTAATTCTTCGTTAATTAAACATAGTCTTCTTCTGCAATTTCTGCGATACCATTATCGTCGTAGATGTCTGCACGCTTCACAATGTGCAATTCGCCGTTCTCTGTTTCGATGACACATTCGGTGTCGTCAGTCTGGGCAAGCATCTCAACCAAGTTGTTTGCATAATCATTGCCGATTTCATCGTTGCCAAACAAATTCGTAATGTTTTCACGAATTTCATCTGCCGTCCATTCTTCTTTTTTGTAAATGCTTATGATTCTCATTGTTTTTGTTGCTGACTTTAACGACCTGCTCGGGTCGGTTTAGTTAGTTATTGGTTTTTATTTCTGATGCAAAGATAATACACAATGTAGCATATATGCAACACTTTGTCCAACAAAATGCATAATATTAACACTATTTAATAAAGACGGGCAAAAAACAAGGTGCGACGATGTGCGCCACACCTTACTATATAATATATGCACATTTTGCACAAATATGTGTAAAGTGTGCAAAGCGCTATGTGTTGCCGAAAAACGGTGTCACTCTCCCTATGCGGTTGTGGCTGTCAGCCGCCTTGACAGCGTCAGCCAACGCAGTGTCACGCTTGGCGTAGTAGTAGTCAAGTCTGTCACTGCCGATAAGCGCAAGCCATCCACACACGATTGCCAACACTACGTAGTCATGGGCGAGAGTCTTGATGAGTGCCACTTGTGATGACGAGGTGTCACCATCCATCTGCATTGCCAATGTGTACACATCCGGCGTCTGCGCTATGTCGTCCGTGGTGATGTCGCCACCGATGGGTGTAGCCGTGTAGCCGTGCAGGTGCTCAGACAACACCGCAAAGGCAGTGTCAGCAAATCGGATAGTCCTCCGTGCATTTTCGCCCTCGCAGATGTCGTTGTATATGTGCTTGACGTGTGCCGTTTCCGCACTCGGCAGGGTGTCGGCAATCACGCTCAATATGCTCTGCGCATCGTACTCTATCTCATTGCGCATAAGCGCAATTGTCACTTGTCGTTGTCCTTTTTTCATTTTCTACCTGTTTTTTCCGTGTATTTCACTCTTTTTCTTGCATTTAAGTCGCTGACAATTGCTTCGGCAAGGGTAGCCCCTTGCTCGGCGTAAAATTTAGCACTCTCCGGAGCCAAACGCCCGAGATAGTCAGCCAATATGCTTGCAATGACGTATGCCATAGCGTTCGCCCTGATGTTTCGCTCGCCTTGCGGTGCAAGATTGTCGGGGAGAGCAAGGGTGATGATGGAGCCGTCATCGCTGGCGGTGACACTATCCACCCACTCTCCATAGATGGTGACGAGAGATGTCACAGCCGTGTCATACATTGTCGTCAAAAACTGTGCGTCATCGTCAGTGGCAAACACCTTGTCGTAGGTGCTTGGATCATCTGCGCCGACACTCCTGCCGCCGACATAGACGGTCTCGGCAGACACCATCTGCAATGCCTTCAGCCTGCTTAGTTGGATTTCAATTCGTTTCATATTATTTATCGCTTAAAAGTTGGATACTCAGATTGTTAACCAAGTTCATTATGTTGCTTTTCGCGGTCGCAGGCTCTGCTGTCGCACGTGCGTCAAGGGCGAGTTTGAGCAATCTCACATATAGGTTGCACAAGTCCCTGTCATCCAAGTTGGTAATTGCGCGCTCAAAGTTTTGTTTTTGCGACCAAACGAGGCTCGCCACGAAGTTGCCGATGTCGCCACCATTGGCAAAGGTTTCAGCCTTGCGCTGTAGCTTTGCCTCCTCCTTTTTGCTAAGGACAGGAGCTTTGCTTGCGTCGATTGCCGCAAGACGCTCCCTCCATGCTCTCTCTCTACGTTGTTTATCCATAGTTAATTTTTATTGATTGTATCCAAAGGTAAGTGCTTAATTTTGAGATATTAAGATAAAAAATAATTAACTATGATAGGTAGCATTATAGGAGGAGCGATGAAGCTCGGTGGGAGCATCTTCGGCGGCATCAAGGCGCGCCGAGAGGCAAAAAAACAGCAGAAAATGCTTGACGCGCAAAAGGCTGAAAATCAAGCGTGGTATAATCGCAGATACAATGAGGACGGCACTCAGCGTGCCGATGCCCAACGTTTGCTGACCAACACGCAAGACTTGCTCCGCCGACAGACAAAGGCGGCGCAGGGAGCCAATGCGGTGACTGGCGCAAGTACGGAGACGGTGGCGGCGCAGAAGGCGGCTAATAACCAAGCACTTGCCGAAGCGACAAGCACCATTGCCGCTGCATCTGACGCTCGCAAGGACAATATCGAGCAGCAGTACCAAACCACCAACAACGCTTTGGCGGACAAGCAAATGCAAATCAGCCGACAGAAACAAAACGCTATCACGCAGGCAGTGCAGGGCGTGGCAGGTACGGCTGACAGCATAGGCGGCATCAATGACAGATTTGACAAGGACAACGACAAGACTAAGCAGTGATATGGATAAAAAAAAAGGCATCATAGGGGGTAGCGAGACCCCCGTAATCACCAACAAGAAGGTGACTACTACACCACCGACAACGTCAATTGGTGCGACTGCCCCATCGCAGAGCGAGGACGAGTACAACGAAACGCCGCAGACACCGCCACAGACGATGCCTGCTCAGCCGCAACCTACTCAGGTTGCTCCGACCGCTCCATCACTCGCCGCCCAGCCGCAAGGAGAGGAGTATAATGAGACACCGCAAGCACCTCCTACTACGCCTGCCTCGGCTGTCACGACAACGTCACCAATACAGACACCGCAGTACACCGACACCGACAGGCGCAATCAAGCGAACTTGGCTGCTCAGCCGACAGACAACGAAACTATGATATTGCAGTTTGACGAGAATAACAAGCCTACCCTTGTCAAAACGGATGTGGCAACACCGAAAATAACCCCCAAAACGACCGATACGGCTCCGGCAACCACCACCCCAGCAACGGAAGGTGAGGAGTACCACACATATAGAGACATCCTCGCCAAGCTCGCACCCCAGACGAGCGAAGAGGACAAGCGCAAACAGATGCGCAGGGAGAGACGCAAGGCTATCGTCAGCGCACTCGGTGATGGTCTCTCCGCATTGTCCAACCTCTATTTTACGACAAAGGGAGCCCCCGACCAAGGCCTTAAGCCAGGGATGACCGATGCCGCAAAAAAGCGGATGGATGATCTACGTGCGCAATGGCAAAAGGAAAAGGACAAATATCAAGATCTTATGCTGAAGGGTCTTGAGATGGATAGAGAGCAGGGCAATTGGCTGAAATCATACGAGTTGCAGAAAAATGCCGACAAGCGTGCGCAGAAGGAACTTTCTATGAAAGAGGAAGAGTGGGAGAAGAAGAAGCCTATGCTTGAACAAGAGCTCGAGAAGAATAAGCAGGAACTTGCGAAGTTGGAGCGAGAAAACAACATTGGCAATGCGACTTGGAAAGAAGAAGTTGCGTTACAGAAAAAGAAAATCGCTCAGCAAGAGAGGGAGATAGAAGAACGCAACAAACCTGGTAATCACGGAATGACCGATGCTGAGAAATATCAGTTTGACCAAAAAACGTCTATCTCAAGAGCGGCAAACGCAGAGACCGCAAGACACCACCGCGCCACCGAAGCTGCTGCCGACAAGCGCAACAAACAAAAAGGCAATAATACGCTGTCATCGGTCAACGCGGGAAAAACGTTTCACCCTAACAATCAGCAAGTACAAGACGCATATAGATACCTTACAGGACGCCATTTCGTTGAGGGCAAGGCTACGACAATACAAGGTATGCTCAATGAGATACAGAACTATATGACAACCGGGCGGAACAGAAACGCCAAAAGTCACGGCAAAAACCGAGTGGATGACATAACTGGCGGGCCGATAGTAGACACACTGCTTGGCGGCGAGTGGGATAACGCTTCCGACAACGAAGGAGCTTACGACAATTTTTAAAACGATAAAAGATGGCAAACAAAAGCGCAGAAAAACTATATAACGCACTCAAATCTCAGGGTAAATACACCAAATCATTTGCCGAGTTTCAAGGCATCCTCGGTGACAAGCAACGTAGTCAAAAACTATATACCGCATTGAGCAATGATGGACTATACACCAAGACGTTCAGTGATTTCTCCAACCAGTTCGGCAGTGGCAGTGAGACGGCACATACCACACAGACCACGACACCCAAAAAGCGTGATGTAGTGGCGGACACCATCAATATGCTACGCACTACGTCGTCGCAGTATACACGACCGCAGCCGAGCAAGGCGGCAGGTACGTTTGAGATGCCGTCAAAATATGACATCTATCACAATATGCCTGATGCCATAAAGCGGCATCAGACACCGACACCGCTAAAGCCGGAGGCAGTAATGCCGTCAGTACCAAGCAATGCGGCAGAGAGCGTATGGGCGGCAGCCGATAAAGCCGCAGGTGCAGAGGTGCGCAAAAAGGTTGACGAGGGGTGGTCTTGGGATAAGATTCTCCGGATGTTAAGCAGCGGAGCATCTGTCACCGGCGGACTTGGAGATGACAATGACCAAGCCCTTGAGACAACGTCAGTGGCACACCTAAAGACGCACGATCTGCAAAAGTTGTCAGACCAAGCGTGGGCGGCACTCGGCTCCAAACAGCAGCAATCAATCATCAACGACTCATACATCTATCTCAAGGAGCAGTACCCCGATGCCGACGACAAGGCTTTGGTAGATGCCGCACGTAAGATGGCAAGGGCTAAAAGCGATGAGCAGATGTACAACCTTGCTGTGGAGAAAAATATGCCTAAGAGTGTTGGCGAGTTTTTCTTGCGCAAGGCAGCGGCAGCAAGCTCTTTCGGCAGTCTATCCAAAGGGTATGCGTCAATGATGGCAGGCACAAGGGGTGATATGGAGGCGGAGGACACCGCCTTGCAGAAATATGGTGCGAAACACAAAGTGGCGGACATAGCAGGCAGTGTGGCAGGCTTTGCCGTTGATCCACTGACGTATGCGGCTGGCGGTGTAGGCGGAGCGGCAACCAAAGTAGCGTTGTGGGCAGGAGGCAAGGTCTTGTCAGAGGCGGCAGCACGCAAGATGTCGCAGACACTCGGAGGCAAACTGCTACTCGGTGCGGTAAGAGGAGCGGCTAACTTCGGCACGTTCGAGGCAGGCGGAGAGGCTCTCAACCAATACAAGTGGGGCGGTACTCTCGATGTAGATCCTGAGACAGGCAGATATGTCGTAGGCGATTTCTCGCTCGGCAAGGTGGCATCACAGATGGGACACGGACTCACGATGGGTGGACTTACGGGTGCATTCGGTACGTGGCTCGGCAATGTCAGCACCAAAGCGGCACAAGCCACGACAAGCACCTTGGGCAAACTTGGGGTGCGTGCAGGCGAGCTTGGAGTAGGGCTTGTCGGAGAGGGTACTATATTCGCCACGCCAGAGTTCATCTCCACGTATGGCGATTACAACGACATCATCAAGTCTGTCTCCGATAAAAATTCCCCCAACTATATTGCCGACGACAAAGAGCGGAGCAAGTATATTGCAGAGCTAAAGGCGCAGAGAGGAGAGCGGATGATGGATATATGGCAAGATAACCTTGCTATGATTGCAGGTTTCAAGGCACAGCACGCAATCAAGTCGGCAGGACGCACCATCTCCGAGCTGGCGGCATCACGCAGAGGCAAGGTTGGATTTGTGGAGCGCATGGGCAGGATGCTTGACGGACATCCAAGCCTCGCCCTGAGCAAGGAGGAGCAGACGGAGTTGGACAAGCACGGCTATGGAGACTTGACACAGATGGTCAAGGAGTACAAGGCGTATGCTCAAAATGACGGAGATTTGCCATACAATAAAATCACGCAGTTGCTCAACGACAAAAACGTAAGCGAGGCGGCACGTGCAAAGATGTACTACTATGTCACAGGACACTCCTTGCCAATGTCGGCAGTGATTGCGTCTAACGTCATTGACAATGGCGACAAGACGTATACAGTGCAGTCGTTGGGTGACAACGGAGTGATCACAAGCAGGACTTACGGGAGCCTCAAGAGAGCGGACTACGAAAAGGCTCGCATAGACAGACAAGCAGAGCTCAACGGAGTGGCGATGGCGGAGCAGATGTTTGGCAATATGGACAAAGCCGAGCGGCTAAAGGCTGTCTGCACAAGGCTCGCCCAAGACAAGGGTGTGTCGCCGGAGACACTGCTATGGCTGACACGCAAAGACCCAAAGCAGATGACTGCCGCGGAAAAGCGGTGGATAAAAGAGATAGAGGAAGCCGCCAACGAGGATGCTCCGCAGGGCGAAAACGCCACAGTGAGACACATCAAGGGCGTCATTCTTGACGAGTATGGTGTTGATGTAGACAAGGCATTGCGCAAGGCGGCGGACAGCCGCACCGATGCGGAGAAAACAGCCATATCGGCTTACAACAACGAATTGGCGCAGGCGGTCGCAGAGCGCAAAAATGCCATTAGACAAGACGAGACGACTGACGCATACAGACGGGGCTACGAGGCAGACACGCAAGGTATGCGTGACGCTTACGTGGCGCAGATGTATGAGCCAAGCGAGGATAATGCCGAGACACTTAGAGGGGTGGAGTCGCAAATCACGGAGAGTGCCAAATATCAAGCGGCATTGGAGAGAGACGAACTGACTCAGATGACACACAAGGATGGCTCCATACACCTTGCCACGCTTAAAGATAAAGACAAGGACGGCAATGGCAAGCAAGTCTACATCGTTGACGGCGATGTCGTCATGAAGGAGGACGGCAGTGGTGTTGACGCAGACGCAAGCAGTAAGAGCGTCATCATATACGACCCGGCTACTGGAGAGAAAAAGATGGTGTCACCGACTGCGGTTGACGGCATAGAGTCGCTTGGCGAGGTCAAGACGGCAGAGCAGAGAGAGGCGGAGATAAACGCACATATGCA